GTAACCATGACCGCCATCTCAACTGTCATCGGCACGCGAACAGCGTTTACCATCACGCTCAACGCACTCGCTAATGTGACCTACGTCGCCGGGACCGCGCTCGATGTTCACGCTATCGTTGGGTCGGCAACCGCTCCGTTGGAAATTGTGATCGGTCTGGAGTTGACGCCGGGAACTGTGGCCGGAAATAAGCAGGCCAAAGTGTTCGTACAGGCGAGCATGGATGGGACGAACTACAGCACGGGGCCGGTCAGTGGAACGACGGTAACCGACGAACCGAATCTGTATTTTCTTGGCATACTCCCGCTCGGAACCAATGCTACCTTGCAGCGCAAGTCGTTCCCTCTGGTGCAGACGCTAGGTTTCGTTCCCTACTCGATCATTCCTGTCGTGTTCAATGATTCCGGTGCAGCGATTGCTGGTTCAGGGAACGGAATGTTCTATACCGTCGAGTACGCGGACCAACGGTAACTCGGTAGCCTTCCGTGGCGAATCTGATTCTACCTTCGCGCTGGACGCGGCAACCGCAGTATCCGGCTGGGATAAACCGCGCTAATGTTTACGCGGCCAGGGCGCTTTGGTTGAGCGGATATTTCACGTCGGGCGTTGCTTTTGATGCGACGCGGGGCCCCGTCGGGAATGGGGTTCCGGAAAACGTAACCATACAAGGTGGCGCTGCACAGTTTAATGGTACCAGCAGTAGCATATCGTTGGGCGATCCCAGCTCGGTCGATTTTTCGACCAATGCGTACACTCTGTTTTTCTACGGGACACTTGCCCGTGCTGGCAGTTCCGGTGTCCGCGAAATGCTTATTGCCAAGGACTCTATAGGAGATCGGCAATTCTCATTGGAGCTTAATCCCGGCAAAGGATCCTTAGCCGTTGACGGACAGATTGGCTCTATTGGTTGCGTCAAAATTACCTCTGGCAGTTACGACTATACCTTCACGCCATCCGGGGTTGTTGTGCCCGGGGGAACTTACAGCATTCTTGTGGGACGGGACGAGACCAATTCAGTTGGATTTTGGGTAAATGGGGTCCAGCAAACAACTACTATCAGCACTTCCGATTCATCAGCAATGGCATCGACCGCGTCGACTTTGTATATTGGCAGGCGCGGATATGTTGGGGCAGAAGATTATTTTCAGGGCACCTGTATGGCTGCGGGAATTTTCCGTGGCGCTCCATCAGGTGCAATGGCGAAGGAACTTGCAGCCAACCCCTGGCAACTCTTTGCCCCGCTCCAGCGCCGCATCTGGGTCGGGCCGGCGGCAGTGACAGGCGCAAAGACTAGAGTCTTCGGATCGATCTTCGGATGACTGACAATAAAGAAGTCCACTGGAGCAACGGCTACGTCAGTTGGGCGCAGTTGCTCGGCTCGATGGCCGCGCTGTCCTTTGCGCTCGGCTCGGCATTCGTGACGCTGCTCATCACGCAGGAAGCGCGGATGACCCGCTTTGAGGAACGGCAGAACGTCAATACGCGGGGCGTAGCCGAGCTTAACCTCACGATGGACAAGTCGCAACTGCTGCAGGACCAGAAGTTTGAAATCTTGCGCGCCGACTTGATTCGTAAGCTCGACACCATCGGCGCCGACATCGTGATTCTGCGGATTACCTTTGCCAAGCAGGAAGTGCGAGAGAAGGAGAAACGATGACTGCCCATCATCACCCGTGGCGGCATTACCTGCCGATGGTGTTCTGGGATATCTGCATCCTATGGTGGGCGGCGTGCCTCCTGCTCATCGTCAAGTCATGCTTCTGATGCAGACGCTACGCCACCGTCTGACGCTGACTGCCCATGCCGCTGCCGACTGGTTGCGGATGTTCCAGTGGGTGGCACTCGCCATCGCGCTCTATGTCATCACCTTCGATCTAGGCTTGCAGGAATCGCATCCCGGCTTGCAGGCGACGGTCTATACCCTCGCTAACATCACCATTCGTGGCTGGCTCGGCTATTGGCTGGCCCGTACCGCGCTCGGGCGGCTGTCGGCGACAGCGCATCCGAACGAGATCATGGCGCGGGCGATCATCATTGCCGGCGTCGTGCTGACCAGCAGATGATCGACGCTGCGGCCCTGCCCTACCTTGACGAGATACGGGCGAGCTCGCAGTTCTACTACGGAATCCCGGCTCCGGTGCCGGTGATCACCGCCCAGATAGCGCAGGAATCCCGGTTCGATCCTGATGCCCGCAGTCCTGTCGGCGCGATGGGCATCATGCAGTTCATGCCAGCGACTGCCAAGTGGGCAGCGCAGGCTGGAGGGTTCGGCATCGCCGCCCCACTCGACCCCTCGTGGGCCATCAAGGCCGGCGTCTGGTACGACCGCTACTTGTACGACCGGGTGCAGGCGCCCAAGACGCCGTGCGACAGATGGCTCTTCACCCTGTCGGCCTACAACGGGGGCGAGAAGCGTGTGCGCGATCGGCAATTCATGTCAGTCGATCCAGGTTCCTGGGCAGCAACGGGCAACATCAACCCGGGGATCAGCGCCGGCAACCAGTCGGAGAACTCGCAGTACGGGCCGCGCATCGTCTATGTCCTGCAGCCGAGGTTCGTTGAGCTGGGTCATCCGGTGTGCATTGCTCAGGCTCCGCAGCCGGTCAGGGAGCCCTCGATCATGGAGAAGTTCAAACAGTTGTTCGGAGGCTAGATGGATTGGTTGAGGCTTGGTATCGGCATCGCCATCGCCATAGCGATTGCAGCCGCAGTAGCGTCCATCAATGCCAAGCTCGAGGATCACTATCAGGCGCCGATCAAGGCGCAGATGGAAGCAGAACGGACGACCGCCAAGAACAAGCTAGACGCCTGCACGGTCGACAAGGACACCGCGCTCAACGCCAACGTGACGCTGCAGGGAAACCTGAACACGCTGAAGGTGGAGATCGCTCGTATCAACGGCATCATCGAGCGGATGCGGGCTTCGGGTGATTCAGCCAAGCGGGAAGCGGAGAAGTCGCTGGCGGCGGCGCAGGACCGGCTGAAGCGGCTGAATGCCGACAATTTCGATCTAGCGTTTATCCTGACGAAACCAGATCCAGGGGGCACTTGTGAACAGCGTATGGCGAGGATTGACGACATTCTGCGCGGCCTTGGCAATCAGCGGGTGCGCGACCACCCAGCCAAAGCCGGAGGTGGTGTCCAAGGTGGAAACCGTGACGGTAAAGGTGCCTATCCTTCTGCCGTGCGTCTTGTTGAATGACATCCCCGAAGTGCCGGCCACGCGCATGGACCCGGCGAGTCAGACGACCTATCAGCTAGCAGTAGCAGCGCGGTTGGACATGGCCGACTGGGAAGACTACGCTGTCAGGGCAGATAGCTTGCTGCGCGGATGCGCCAAACAGGAGGTTTCCAAATGACTGAATTCTTTGTGGTGCTGGTGATTGCATTGATCGTGGTGGCTGGAGTCGCGTGGAAGCGTGGCTGGCTGGGCAAGACCAACGAGGACAAGATCAAAGCCGAGATCGCTGCTGGTGAGCAAGCGATCAAGGACAAGATCAGCGGGACGAAGCCATGACCCCTGCTGAACAAGCCAAGCTCGCCAGCATCATCGTCGAGCTCTCGCAGATGATCGGGCCGACGCAGGGTCCGACGCCACCGGTCATCCAACCGCCGCTGCCGCCAGTCACTCCGCCATCTGTACCTGTCGCGGGTAGCGTGATCGAGTGCTCGGTGCAGATGAACGGGCAACCGACATTCGTTAGTAATTTCATTGATCAAACAGTGATATGTACCCTAGTCGTTCCCGACTGGCCGGTCGCCAATCCCAATACCATCGCGGTATATGAGTACCAAGGGGCACCAACCTTCCGCCGTGCGTGGCTGTCGAAGACGCGCGGTGACATGAGCGCAAGTTTGTCTCCGTTTTATCAAGTCGGACAGGGTCCAGTGTTCCAATATTGCATCAATGGAACCGCTCCTGATGCTGTCCACATGATCCCCGGCGAAACATGGTACTTGATGATCCGCAACGAAAGACCGTTCCCGCCATATTTGCAGTCTCACGGTGGGACTGACTGTCCCATCGGCATCAAGTGGTATCCACCAAACTGAGGCAATGAACGAGACTGACAAACAGTGGCTGGAATGTCCCAATTGCGAGAAGGTTTTCTTGAAGACGCATCTCGATCGGGAGTGTTGTTCTCCTGTCTGTGCTCGCCTTTGGTGGAACAAGAAACGCCGGAAGTCGACACGAGAAGAGAAGATGAGCGCCCTGATGGAAGCCATCGAGGCTGATATCAAGCGCATCCTGAAGCCATGACTACAGCCTGTCCCTTTACTCCGCCGCCAATCCAGTCTCCGGCCTTGGCCGGCGATCGGTTCGCTGCCGAGTGGGAGCAGTGGTTCTCGATCCTGCGAAGCGAGCTTTGCGTCTTTGCGCTCAACCTCCCGACGGGGAGCGGATCACAGGGACCACAGGGGGCGCAGGGAGCCCAGGGGTCGCAGGCGGCGTTTACCTTCACAGGAACTGTCTGGTTGACGATGGTGGGCGGTGGGGGCGGTGGGGCGATCGCAACGGGAGCCACCCAAACGGGTGGCGGCGGGGGATCGGGAGAGAGTGTCGAGAGTCTGCTTATCAAGATCACGCCAGGAGCCCAGTACAGTTACACCGTTGGTTCCTCAGGATTAGGTGGTCTGGTTCCTACCGATGGCGGGGATACCAACTTTGGGGTCTATCTCTGTCGCGGCGGGAAGAAGGGAACGACCCCATTGAGTGGAGCGGGTGGGGGTAAGGGCGGCGGGGTGGGCGTAGGGTCGACCCTTGCCGGCAACCTGGGCATTCCGGAGTCTGCATCTTACTTTGGCGGGGCCGGCGGTGGGGGTGGAGTCAGCGGTTCGGCGGCGACGGGTGGCGCTGGTGGCGGCAGTGGTGGATACCTCAATGGTGGGGCCGGAGGCCCGCCGTCAGGTCCAAATGCGGGCGGCGGTGGGGGCGGAGCAACGATTTATGGCATTGGAGGGCAGGGGGGAACCGGAGGCGGCAATGGCTCTTCTGCTCTGTCGACGTGGTATGGGGCCGGTGGAGGGGGTGGCGGCGGGCCGGGAGGGACGGGCGGATCGGGTGCCGGTGGATACATCCTCTTGGCGTGGATTGGAGGGGCGATAATCTTCAACTCTGCCGGGACTTCGGGAACGTGGACCGCGCCAACTTGACATGATCTTCAATGTTGGTTTTGCCGAATTCTTCTTCACTGCTTCTGGAGCAACTCAAGTATGGACTGTTCCTGCAGGGGTGTATTGGGTCTGGGTGAAGGCGGTCGCTGGCGGCGGTGGCGGTGGCAGTAGCCTGCAATTCTTTGCCCAGACGGGTGGGGCAGGTGGAGGAGGAGCCGGCGAGTCCTGTGAGGGAGTGATGATTGGCGTGACCCCAGGGGGAACCCTGAACATCACGATAGGCGGCGGAGGTCCGTATGGGATTCCGACTCCTCCGGCATCCTATGTGAATGTCCACGCAGGACCGGAAGGGAACACGGCAGCAGGGTATGACGGTGCCGGTGGCGAAGACACCTACATTGGGCCGATCAAGCTGAAGGGTGGGTATGGAGGAACTGCCTATTCTTCCGGGCACGGTGGCTGTGGGGGCGGATCTCGAGCAGGACCGAAGAGCGGGACCGGTGGTGGTGGTGGAACGAACTGCGGCAACCGGATCGGTGGTACGGCTGATGGTGCTCCCGGCAAGAATGCGGTCATCAAGGACTGTGGCCGGTATTGGGCTGGGTCTGGAGGGGCGGCAAGCTGCAATATCGGGACGACCCTGCCCTATGGGGTTTCCCAAGGCGGTGGTCAGGGACCGTTCGATGGCGGGATAGAAGGGCCAAGATCTGGCGTGGTAACCGGGGGCGCAGGGGGAGGGGCAAGCATTTTTGGCCCAGGCGGGAATGGAGGGTCAGCGGGTGCGGATGCACCTCCCGCTGGTTCGTATGGTGCCGGTGGAGGTGGCGCAGGGGGTAGTATCTCGACTGGGGCAACCGGCCCGAAGTGGAAGGGTGCAACAGGGGGTGATGGCTATGTGTCCCTGCACTACTTTGTGATCACGCCGTAAGGAGAAGCAATCATGCCAGGATCGACCGGCACCGCAACGTACACGATCACCCGCGACGGGCTGATCAAGTCCGCGTTGCGAGCCTTGCGGATCATTCAGGACGGGGCCGTTCCCTCGGCGTCGATGTATGCGGACGCCACCGAAGTCCTGAACATCGTGATCAAGAATATGCAGTCGGATGGGCTCGCTCTGTGGACCTATCAACTGATCGCCATCCCCTGCACGGCCAACAAATACGTCTATACCATCGGGCCGATCGGCGCCGACGTGACGACCAACCGCCCGCTGCGCCTGTTCGATGGCTCGTTCATTCGCAACAACGCGGTCACCCCGGCGAACGACACGCCGCTGCGGATCATCAGTCGCAAGGAATATCTGGAGTATGGGAGCAAGCTCTCGCAGGGCATTCCCAACTCTGTTTACTACGACTCCAAGTTCGACACCCTGGCCGGCGTCACCTCGACCTCGACCGGCTATGGGACGCTGACCTGCTACGTCAACCCGATCGATTCGACGCACACCATCTACGGCAACTTCCAGCGGCAACTCTATGACATGACGAGCGCCACTGACGAGTTCGACTTTCCGGCAGAGGCCTTCCAAGCGCTGCGCTGGACGCTCGCCGCAGAGCTCTCGGACGAGTATGAGGTGCCGGAGGATCGCATCCGCCGGCTCGAGCAGAAGGCCAAGTACTACCGCGATCGCATGGAAGAGTGGAGCGTGGAGACTGCTCCCGTCCACTTCACTCCCGACTGGCAGATGGGCGCGAGGATGTAATGCCAACGCTTCGCATTCCTGTCTCGCAGCCGACGAATCAGCGTGGCACCGGATTTCTCATCAATCGGGACGCCTATCGCTCGAACGTGATGGACGAGGTCTATCAGGACAAGATCTACACGGTGAAGCGCCCCGGCCTCGCACTCACCCAGGCGCTGGGCTCCGGTACCGGGCAGGGGATCGTCAACTACGGAGGCATCTTCTACGCCGTCATTGGCGACTCGTTGAAGGCCTCGGCTGCAGCACCGGCCAGCGGGGCAACCGGAGCGACCTGGGCCAACATCGGCAATGCCCCGTGGTCAGTGCGGACTGTCTCCGGTGTCGTGGTCATGGGCGGCTCGATGTACGTCATGGCCGGATACTCGGTTGTGAGTGCCGCCGATGTGGTCTACAACGACGTGTGGTCCTCGGTCGATGGCATCAACTGGACGATCTGTGCTTCCTCTCCGCCATGGAGCGGACGCGACGGCTTTGCCTCAGCGGTGCTGAACGACAAGATCTACATCATCGGTGGCGAGGACGTGGCCGGCAATCGCCTGAACGATGTCTGGTCCTCGCCCGATGGCACGACATGGACTCAGGAGACAGCGGCGGCGGCATTCTCGAAACGCTGCGCCATGGGTTGTCTGTCGACCAACAACGGCATCTACATCTTCGGTGGCCGCGACACGACCAAGACCGGGACCAACGGACCCTTGGCCGACATCTGGTATTCGTCCGACGGTTCCACGTGGAACAACCTGCAGATCAATGGCACCTCGTGGAGTGCGCGATCGCACGTTGCGGTGTTCTTCTACAACAACGTTTTCTACCTTGCTGGCGGGCTCGAGGGCGCAAGCCCAGGCACTGCCGTCAACGATTGCTGGTCGTCACCCAACGGCCAGACGTGGACCAAGATCGCAAACGCACCCTTTCCGTCAGCGCGGTACATCCCCGGCTATGCCGTCTACAACAAGAAGATGTACCTCGTTGGCGGATTCGGCGCAGCCGGCGCTCTCGGAGATGTCCTGTCTTCTACCGACGGCATCACCTGGACGGTGGTGACTGCAGCGGGGCAGTTCGGACCCAAGGGCTTCACGCCGATGGTGGTCTTCCGCACGCCGACCTCGGTCAGCGCCAAACGCTATGACACGATGTGGTTCTGCGGTGGGGTGTCGACTGGCCCGACGACCTTCTACAACACCGTCTACTACGCAGTGCTCGACATCGTTGCGCCGACGACCAATGCCTTGGCGCCTGCCGTTGCCGGCCAGCCGTTCCAGTTCAACTCCTTCGTCGAGGGCACCAAGCTCCTGGTCAAGAACCAGTGTGGCCTCTGGATCTGGGATGAGGGCGGGGTCACCAAGGTCACCGACGTTGGCTACCCAGCAACGACGGTGCCGGGGCTGGTGGTGCTCGGCGCCTCGGCCTACGTCATGGACCCGACGGGGCTGATCCGCAACTGCGTGCTGGACGACCCGTATCAGTGGCCGTCACTGAACGCGCTCGGGGCTGACTACGCCGATGACCCGGGTGTGGCGATCGCCAAGTATCAGAACTATCTGGTGGCGTTCGGGACGTACACCATCCAGTTCTTCTACGACGCCGGGGTCAATCCTGGGAGCCCGCTGCTGCCGTATCTCAACTCGAACATGAAAATTGGTTGCGCTGCAGCATCAACAGTGGCCGAGGTTGGCAACACCTTGGTCTGGGTATCGCAGACGCAGCAACTCGAGCGGCAGGTGATGGTCTTCAATGGCCTGCAGCCGACACCGATCTCGACTCCGTTCATCGACAAGATCCTGAGCGAGGCCAACCAGACCAACATCAACGGCATGGCGATGGGAGTCGACGGGCATCTCTTCTACCTGTTGAGCGTCACCGACACTTACGGCAACCCACAGACCCATGTCTATGACTTTTCGACCAAGAATTGGTATCTCTGGGATACGGGTGGTTTTCCCACAGGATTCCGGTTTGCCGGGTATTGCATCAGCTATGCACCCAAGGGCTACTATTTGCTAGGGGCTACAGATGGCAACATCTATAACGTCAGCACTAACTATTTGAACGACAACGGCAATCCATTTCGCGTGTCAATTCAGACCGACAAGTTCGATGCCGGCAACAACCGCACCAAGTTCTGGGGGCAATTCGAGGTTATCTGTGACAAAAATCCTGGAACTGCGTCCATCTACTTTAGTGATAATGACTACAACAGTTACAGCGCGCCGCGCACCGTTGACTTGAACACGCCGCGCCCGATCCTGTATCGCAATGGCGCAAGTCGCAATCGTGCAGTTTATTATGAGCAGACAGACTCCAATCCGCTGCGCCTCGAGGCTTTCGAGATCACCTACGAGCAGGGGCTCTGATGGCTGAAGGCGACGTACAACGCGGCATTGACTGGACGCCCAAGAACGATCCTGTTGCGTATCAGCAACAGGTGGAGGAGTCGGCCAAGGGGCAGAGCTTCAAGGACAAGTTCGTCGCCAACCAGACGCCGGCCTCGGGGGTGGCGTTCCAGGGCGACCCAGCACTGAGTCTTGCGGCTGCACGGAAGTTTGATCCCAATGCCAAGCTCACTTCGACCTGGGTGCCGGGGACGGCCAACAACAGCGAGACGGGTGGGCAGAGCGGTGGTTACTGGTCGAACGCGATCGACTACGACCAGAGCAAGGTGCCGCAGATTGGCGCCGGCTGGGGGCTGACCAAGGATCAGCAGTCGAATCTGATCGGGGTTCCCGGCAACACCAAGGAAGAAGCGGCCAAGCACTTCAAGTATCTGCGCGATCCGAACGCTTTCAAGTTCGATCCGAACTATGGCTGGGTGACCGACAAGCGCAACATCATCGAGAAGGAAGGAACCGACTGGATCGGTATCCTCGGCCCGATGCTGGTGGGCGGGTTTGCCGGGTTGGCTGGCGCCGGAGCGGGACTCTCGCAGGCGATGGCCGGATTCAATGCCGTCAAGGGCGTGGCATCGGGTGGCAGTGCTCTAGGGGCGGGGCTCGGCTTCCTGGGCGGGCTCACCGGAATCCCCGGCTTGGGCGCCGCAGGTAGTATCGTAGGCAGCAAGTTGAGCCCATCCAAGGCTCCGAGTGCGCCGTCGCCCACGTCGCAGTTGATCCAGGCATCAGGTGGACAGGGCAATCTAGGCACGCAGCGCAGCACCCAACAGATGTCCCCACAAATGCAGCAGTTGCTGAAGACGCCGCAAGGTCGGCAACTATTGAAGCTCATTCTCAGTAGAGGTTGATATGGCCCTCACCATTCCCGGCGCCAACACAGGTGGTTCTGGAACGATTGGAACCGGAGATCTGCTCACCCAGTTCTACGATCTCATTTCCGGCGTCAGCGGCAAGGACATCAATCGCGCCAAGGAAGCGGCGTCGTTGGCCGATCCCTTTGCCTCGCAGCGAGGGCAGTATCAGCAACAGTTGCAGGGGCTGCTGACAGATCCCAGTTCCTTCAAGACCGATCCCGGCTATCAGTTCGCTTTGGGACAGGGGCAGGAGGGAATCAGCCGCGCCTCGAACGCTCTCTATGGAACGCAGCGCACCGGGCACCTCGCGCCGGAGCTCGCCAAGTTCACCGAGGGCTATGCCAATCAGGCCTACAGCGATCGTATCAATCAGTTGATGCAACTGTCGGGAGCGAATACCGGATCGCCGGCTGCGGCGGGACAGTTGCTTGCCGGAGGATTTGCCAACCAGGACAAGTCTCTGGCCGGTGGAGCGGCAGGAGTTGGCACTCTGATTGATCTGTTGATGCAGGGCGCTGGAGCCGGATCAGGCGGGATGCTTGGATATATCAAGTCTCTCTTGAGTGGCGGCGGCGGTGGTGGTGGCGGATTGCCGACGCTCATCCCCCCCGGCTCGACGACTGATGCGTCTGGGAATGTCTTCGACCAGAGCGGCAATCAGATCGGGACGATGGGGCAAAACGGACAGATGGTTCCGAACTATCCGACGCAGGGCGGTATCAACATCGGAGGAACTGATCCATCTCTTGATCCGACTCTTGGCAGTCCGGGCATGGGGGAGTATCAGCCAGATCTCAGTGGACTCGGTGGAGATGGAGGGATTGATCTCAACAGCATCGTCGGCAGCTACGACATCGGTCTAGGCTAGGAGCCATCATGCCTCTCACCCAGAACCTATACGACCTGCTGCAGAGTCAGGCGAACATACAAGACACTCGCGCCCAGACTGAGCAGAGGCAGTTGTCTGCAATGGCACTGAAGCAGCAGATGCAAGAGCAGGACATGAAGATGAAGGAGCGGGACGCGACCAAGCAAGTGCTCATGCAGACGCTTGCTGGTGGTCCTGCGGCTCAAGTCGACAAGTCGCTCGATCCGGCAGAAACCGATACGACCATCATTGCCGCCAAGAAAGAGATCCAGCGGCTGCGGATCGAATCGCAGCAGAGCTCTAAGATGGCACAGGAGATACTCAAGGCTGGCGGCAGCATGGAAGCGGCAGAGCAGTATCGCAAGGACGCAATCAACGCCACCTCTCGCGCTGGACTTGCTCAGTCGCGCCTGCTGAACGAGCAGAAGACGGTAGCGCAGGAGATCGGTGGGATTGCCGGCACAGCCAACAGCGACGACAAGGCCGGCAACTTTGAGCTTGCCGCCAATCGCATCAAGGAACTCGACCCTGACCTCTACAAGCGCCTACCGTTCGACAAGGACGTGATGGGCAATCCGGTCTGGGGCAACACCTCCAAGCAGACCATGGATTCCCTGTTCAACTCGTCCATGACCTCGGCGCAGCAACTGGATCGACAGATCAAACTGACTGACCAGCAGCGCAAGGATCGAGAAGAACAGCTTCGCGCCGAAGATCAGAAGCGCAAGGACAGGTTGACTGACGCGCAAATCGCCAAGCAGCTTTCAGGCGTGGCTAAAGATGAAGCACAGACAGCAAAGTACAAAGAGCAGACTGGCGAGCAGAAGGCCAAGGCGCAGCGCCTAGATCAGATGGCGGCGAAGCCGGCCACTCCTGCGCTCAAGGAATCGGCCAAGCAGGTGGCAAAGACAGCGTTCCCCGACGAGAAGTTCGATTCGTCGCTCGATGCCTTTGCTGCTGACGTTGCCGATCGCGCCAATCGTATTCGCTCGGAAGCATTTCGCGCCGGAGATGAGATCGGTTTGGATGAAGCGCGGCAGCAGGCGATCGACGAACTGAAGCCGTTCGTGACCAGAAAGGTCGAGAAGAGATGGTTCGGCGCCGACATCGTCACTCGCAGCTATAGTCAAGCCGGCAAGCCCACCACGGGAGAGAAGGCAGCGCCCGCATCTAGCGTGCAAGATGGAACGGTCATCGTCAACAAGGCGACGGGCGAACGCAAGGTGATGAAGGACGGGCAATGGCAGACAGTTCAGTAGCATTGCCGGAAGGCTTCGAGCTCGAGGGCGCTCCACCCTCGGGCACCGACTTCAAAATCCCCGCCGTTGGTACGCCTGCCGGCGCCGCATGGAAGATCCCGCCTGAAGTGCAGCAGGAGCGCGATCGCGTGCGTCTGTCCATGCTGAACAAGGAGCTTGCCTCGGAGAAAGATCCGAGAGTCCAGACCGCGCTCAACAAAGAGATCGCCCAGACTGAGAAGAAGGTCGGCCCCAGCAAGAAGCCTGCTGCTGCGCCGACCATTCCCGAAGGGTTCGAGATCGACAAGGCGGAGCAACAGAAGGGATTCATCCAGGAGTTTGGTGACGCCATCTCTGGCATCGACATGAAGAACAATGTCTTTGCCCGACTCACTTCGATCTCGAATGAGCGATCGGAGATCAGCGACAAGATCAACAAGAGTGATGCCTATCGCGCAGAGCAGAAGCGCCGGGAGTTGGCGGGTGAACGGTCGTCCGACTATGCCATGATCGACTGGGTCAAGGAGCGGGTCGACAAGGAATACTCCAAGCGGCATCAGAAGCCCGATGAGAAGGACGAGTCGATCGGACAGATGTTGCATCAGACAGCGCAGGCCGCACTCAATCATCCTGGCATGGTGGCCGGCGAACTGGTCAAGGCCGCAGTCGAAGACCCGGAACTCTTCCTGATCCCAATGAACTGGGAGCTCGGACTGGCTCGAGTTGCCAGCAGAGCAGGAGCCGCCGTCAAGGCTGCGGCACGCACGGCAGAGGTCGGAGCCTTGGGCGGAGCAATGCAGGCACCGATCAGCGCGGTACAGCAGTACCAGGAAACGGGGAAGGTCAGCGGCGAGAAGGTGGCGAAGGAAGCGGTCGTTGCCGGCGCGTCCATGGCCGCGCTTCATGCCGGCGCCAAGCTCGGGCTCGAGGCTATCGCCAAGGACAAGGGCACCAAGGTCAAGGCCGAGAACGTCGAGCAGGCGATCGACTCCGTCAAGGAACAGGCGAAGACTCAGGGCATCACCGAGTCAGATGCTCTGAAGTCCCTGCTCAAGAACATGGACCTGCCGCCGGCAGAGGCCGAGGCCATTGGCGAAGCGGTCAAGCCGCACACCGATCCCAAGCCCAAGGCAGTAGAGCCTCCTGCCGAGAGCCCGGTCGCCTCTGCTGTCGTCCGCATGGGTGGCAAGGAGTACGAAGCGCCCAACCATGTGCTGGCGCTGAAGCAAGCGATGGCCGAGGGCATGGTGCCGAAGGACGCGCAGGGTCGGGTGAAGTTGAATCCTGGCGACACTGCGAACCTGTTCAAGCTGAAGGATGGTCGCATCGTCACCCGCGATGAAGTGGGCGAGATGATGGGCGGGGCCAAGCGCACCGAGGACATCGCGGTCAAGGTCAAGGATCTGCGCGAGGCGGCGCAGGAACAGAAGATGAAGACGGAGCCGCTGCTCACGCGCACTCCGTTGCCGACCGACTTCCAGCGGGGCAGGATCGATCCGCGCCTGCTCGCCGGCATGGGGTTGGTTGGAACTGGAGCGGCGGTCGGCTACCTGTTCGACAAAGACCCGGTGCAGGCAGTCGAGGGTGCGCTTGCCGCAGGCGGCGTGATTGCTGCCGGCAAGGTGCTGGGCAAGATGGTCGGTGGCATGGGCAAGCTCTACGATCATTACCTTGCCGACACTCGTTATCGCATCGACAACCTGACGGAGCCCTATGCCGGCAACGTTGCCTCGGGTGAGCTCGCCGCCTATCGCGTATCCGAGGGCGTCAAGGCGCTGGTCAAGGACAAGAAGCTGCGCGAGGAGATGACGCACGCCATGCAGTCCGGTGACCTGACCAAGCTCTCGCCGGAAGCCCGCTCCGCCGCGCAGGAACTGCAAAAGGCCTACGAAGAGATCGGTAAGCGTGGACAGGCGGCAGGCATCTTGCCCGACGAATTGCTCGAGAACTACGTCACCCAGCTATGGGTGCCCGGGCTCAACTCCAAGGAATCGTTGTTGACCAACCTGCGTCAGGCAATGAAGGCGCGGCCAGATCTCGCTCCTGGCATGGCGCCGCGCTCGCGCTTCGGAATGCAGCGATCGATCCCCGACTACAAGTCCGGCATGGATCGCGGTCTGGTGCCGGTGACTCTGGACGCGGCAGAGATCTTTCGCATCTACGCCAACAACGTCAATAAGGCGATCCAGAACAAGAAACTGATCAACGCGCTGGAGAAGGACCGCACCCCATGGGGCGAGCGGGTCATGGTCAAGGATGCTCCGGACGCCATCCAGCGCGAGATCTTCAAGCGGCAGGCGATCGCTGCCGATCAGATCGGACTCGATCCCGCTGCCAAGCAGATGATCCAGGAGACATCGGTCATCCGGGCGCCGCGCGAATACAAGACCATCAACCATCCCCAGTTGCGCGGGTACAAGGTACATCAGGATGTGGTCGCTCCGCTGAAGGCGTTGTTCGATGCGGCGGATGCCAATGCCGCCACCAGGGCGGCGTATGCGGTATCGGTTGCTGCCAAGCGCGGGCTGTTCTCGTTCTCGCTCTTCCATGCCAAGTCCCTGCTCGACGCTTTCCTCGGCACCCCGCTCGCCGGCTGGAAGAAACTCCCCGGCGTGATGGGGCAGATCAAGGGCGGCGCGATGGGGGACGCCGTCGACCAGCTGGTCAAGGCAGGGCTGAAGATTGTCGAGAAGCCGATAGAGGCCGATGTCGGGCCGCTCTCCAATGCAATGAAGTTGATCGAGTCCAAGTTCCCCGTAGCAGGATTCCCGGTCAAGGGTGTGCGTTGGGTGCAGGAGCATCTCGACCATCTGCTGTGGAATGTGATCCATCCGTCGTTCAAGACAGCATCAGCCCTGGCTCTGTACGAGAAGGGTATCCGCAAGCAGCCCAACGTGCCGAAGGAACAGGTTGCCAAGCAGGTGTCGTCAGCGGTCAACGACATCTTTGGTGGGCTCGACTGGTATCGCATGGCCGATGGCGTGCAGAACAAGTACGGGCGTGATCTGGCGCTTGCGCTGACCAGCCCTTCGGGTCGGCGCTTCATGCAGATCGCCATGCTTGCTCCCGACTGGACGGTGGCGACGACGCGAGCGATGGCGAAGGCAATCCCCGGCGTGTCGGAGAAGGCGATTGGCGACATCCATCGTGGCTATGTGCTGCGCTCGGCCTTGCTGTATCTGATGGTTGGCAATGCGCTCAACAATCACTTCTCGGGACACAATCTGTGGGAGAACGAAGACCCAACGATGGTGGACCTGGGCGATGGTCGGCGTCTGCAACTGTCCAAGCACTTCATGGAGCCGGTACACTGGCTGACCAAGCCGGGACAGCAGGCGATCAACAAACTGGGCTACGTCATCAAGGAGCCGCTCGAGCAGGCCTTTGAAAAGCAGTACCTGTCGACCAAGGGCGCTCCGCCCATGGACACCTCGGTTGTCGGCAGAGTGAAACACGCCGTAGGATCTGCGTCACCGATCCCGTTGCAGAACCTGATGACCGATCCAGGTGCCGCTGCCGCTGGCGTGGTTGGGCTTCCGATCTATGGTAAGACTGAGGATCAGGCAGCGGCATTGGCGGTCGAGAAAGCACTTAAGCTGGACAAGGACGCCGCCCGCGCCGAGAAGCGGGTGCGGAGTCAGTACGCGAAGAAACGCAAGAAGCAGCAGGAGCGCGAAGAAGAATGAAGATGCCGGAGTTCGAGTCGTTCGAGGAGGAGTTCACCGGCTTGCCGCACAGCGACGAGCGGATCAGCTTCGACCCGGATGAGGAAGAGCCCTGGGATGAGATGGTGCAGTACGGGGAAGACGAAGACGACGACGAAGACGACGAGTGAACATCCTAATTCTCGATGCTACAGGATCTGCGGTAGATTTTTCTCTCCGCTGCATGAAGGCGGGGCATCACGTCCGGGTCTGCATGGCGTATGACAAGGAAACGAAGCAGCGCCGCATCATTGGCGATGGGCTCGTAGAGAAACTGGAGCGGGAAGAATGGCAGAGATCTGCAAGCTGGTCCGACCTCATTATGACGACGGACAATGTGAAGTGGCTGCGCGAGCTGGACGTTTATCGCAAGCGCGGCTACCCAGTGTTTGCGCCCTCCTACGAGTCGGCGGAGCTCGAGCTCGATCGCAACAAGGGGCAGCAGTTCCTGTCCAAGTGTGGGGTCAAGACCATACCGTTCCAGATGTTCAGCGACTATCGCACGGCGGGAAAGCACGTCATCGCAAGGTCGGAACGCTTCGTCAGCAAGCCCAACGGCGACAAGGATAAGGCGCTCTCCTACGTCAGCAAGAGCCCTGCCGATATGCTGTTCATGCTCCGCCGCTGGCAGGAGAAGAACAAGGGCGTCGGCCAGTTCATGCTGCAGGAGTTCGTCCCGGGCGTGGAGTTCGCCGTCAATGGCTGGCTCGGCAAGGAAGGCTTTGCTTCCTACATCGAGGAGTCGTTCGAGCACAAGAAGCTGATGGCCGGCGACGTTGGCCCCAACACCGGGGAGATGGGCACCGCCATCAAGTACGTCAAGGACTCGGCGCTCGCCCGTGAGATCCTGCTGCCGCTAGAGCGCGGGCTGATCAAGATGGGGCACACCGGGTCGGTGGATGTCTCCTGCATCGTAGACGAGAATGGCGACCCACGCCCGTTGGAGTTCACCTCCAGGCCGGGGTGGCCGGCATTCAACATCGTGCAGCCACTGCACCCGGACCCCTGCGAGTGGATGGTGCATCTCCTGGACGGGGAGGACAGCTTCATGCCGCTGACCGATCATGCGATCGGGGTGGTGCTGACCATACCGCCGTTCCCCAACGACAAGGTCGTCCTGAAGGATGTGTCCGGGGTGCCGCTCTATGGGATGGACGACGAGAACCCCTACCGCGAGATGCTCTGCCCGTGCGAGGTGATGTCGGGCGAGGCGCCGGCCATGGAAGGCGACGAGCTCCTGGAGAAGAAGCGGCTGATGGTGTCAGCCGGCGCCTACTTGGCTGTGGCCGTGGGCCTGGGAGAGACACTGGGCGAGGCGCAGCGGGAGGCCTACAAGGCGGTCGACTCGCTCGAGGTGCCGCAGAACCTGCAGTACCGCACCGACATCGGGGACAAGATGAAGAAGGATATCCCTTCGTTGCAGTCGCACGGCTTTGCCATGGAGTGGCAATACTAGCGCAGCAGATCCTTCGCTCCGCAGCGGGCGCAGACGTAGACCTTCTGGTTGATCATGTGCCAGAAGCCGTAGTGGACCTTCACCACCCACTCGTGGCCGTCGTGGCAGCGGTTCTTGGGGCAGATGTAGCGCCCCATGGGCTTGCCGGTGGCCTCGTCGAACATCCCCGTCTTCTCGATCGCCTTCTTCGCCCCGCAGATGCGGCAGTACTTCATAGGATCTTGTGCTCCGGGTCACGCCACTCTGGGTGTTGATGGGCTTGTTTCTTGAACTTGTTGAGCAGCATCTCGATCTGCCGATTGACGCTCTCGGTCGCCGCTTCCGACTTCGGCTCCCCGCCCCGGCAATAGCGGCGGATGGTGGGCAGCGAGATGCCGAAGGCCAACGCAAGCTCGGTCTTGGGCATGAGCCGCATGAGCTTCTGCAGGCCGGCGCGGTCGAGCCTACGGCGGGTCATTTGATCCCTCGCTGCCGCATGATCTCGGTCTGATTGACCCAGACGTTGCCGGCGATGTCGCGATGAAAGCCCTCGTGCCCGCGCTGCAGCACGCAGCGGTGCTCGATGACGATCATGCTGCCAACGGAGTCCCGCACCGGCAGAATGTCCGGGCACTGGCGCGGGTCGAAGACTTTGATGATGGTCATACAGGAATCCTGTACGGGTCTTGCGGTGCCGAAGGGCCGACGTTGACTCCGGTCAAGTATGCAACGGCACGCTGCAAAATTAGCCGACTGTCTTTGAAGTGCCCAATTCCAGCATTGCAATGATGGCAGAGTAGCGCCCTGACTTTCCCGGTGATGTGATCGTGATCAACGTGTAGCTGATAAACCTTGCCGTTCCTGCTTCTTGTTTCCGGCTTCCCGCAGATCTTGCATACCCCGCCTTGCGCGAGAAGCATGGACTCAAACTGGTCGATGGAGAGTCCATATTTCGCAAGCAAGGCGCGATGTCTCTGCTGGCGCGGATTGTTTGCGTGCCACTCTTTGGATCGGTTCCGGTATGTCTCTGCGTTCTTCGCGTAATACGCATCCCAATACGACTTCCCGCATGGGCGACATCTGGTGTCGAGATTGTCCTGATAGGCGGCGTTTCTTCCGAACGAATCTTCTGGAAGCTCTTGCTTACAGACGCGGCACGTTCTCATATTTCTACCAACCCAGGCTGTCGTTGACCTTTCAACGCCACCAGATCAGCGTAACCGCAGATGATGTTGTGCGTTTTGTACCAGTCGTTCGGATGATTTGCCCAGACCCTGTTCAACTGGAATCTAGCGTTGTTGCCTTGAATGAATCGCGCCTGTTCCTGTCGACAGTAGTACCACCAACTGTTCGGCACGTTCCAGAACGAGCAGTGCGTAGGATCTTGAAATGCTCCGCGACCGTCAGTGCTTGGAACCATCGTCAGCAACCATCCTCCGGGCGCCAAGACCCTGTAGCATTCATTGATGAACCCAACCGTGCAGTATGGCTTCTCGTGCTTGCAGGTCGAGTCCCGGCAGTGGGGGATGTGCTCGAGGAAGTCGTAGGCGCGGAGCACCCCAACGGAGTTGTCCTTGAACGGGAGCCCCTGCATCACATTGCAGTTGACGTTGGCGCCGTCGAGGTCGACCGAGAGGTAGCCTTCCTGGGTGCCGCGCTTGGCGCCGAGGTCGTACTTCGGGAGTCCCTTGCGCCGGCACCATTCGTAGATCATGGAGTAGATGTACTTGTTGCTCACCTCCTGCTGCTTGGTCTGGATCTCGGCGTTGCGCTTGACGTAGGTGTTGCTGCCATCGGAGTGCAGGCGGTAGAGGTAGAGGCATTCGGGGATGTGGGCGAACTCCACGCCTGCCAGATAGGTACGACAAACGAGATCGTAGTCGTCGCAGATCTCCATCGAGGGAGCGTAGCCGCCGGTCTTTTCGTAGGCATCTCGGGTCCAGGCGCGAACGTGGTTGGGGGCGAAGAAGATGGCGGCGAGCGAGGAAGCGTCAGTCTCGAATGCACGATGGGCGGTGTAGCCGCCGAAGGGATAGCTCTCCCAGCCGAAGACTTTGTCGTAGACCTCGCAGGTGCCGTTCTCCCTGAAGTTGGCGAAGTCGGAGTAGACGAACCCGGCACCGCGATCGACGGCCTCGCCAATCCTCTGCAGCGCGTGTGGCTCGAGCAGGTCATCGTGGTCGAGCTCCACCAGGATGCTGCCCTCGCAGTGGGAGACAGCGATCTGTTTCAGCAGGCCCACGGCCTTGACATCGTTCATGCCGACGGCCACCCGCACCTGCGGATCGTTCTTGATGTCGATCGGCACCGTGCCGCCGTTGTTGGGCAGGATCACCCACTCCCAGTCCTGGTTGGTCTGTTTCAGCAGGGTCTTGTACGCGGCTTCGAGGAAGTCGGGGCGATGGGTCGGGGTGAAGATGGAGAATCTAGGCATTGGGCTTCCTAAGTAGGCAGAAGGAGTCTCTCCAGACTCCGAAGTTGTTCATTCCGACCTCGAGCATCTCCAGGTTCGCCCACTTGGCGAGGGCGACCCAGCCGTCGGGGAGGATGCGCCAGCAGTCGACGGGATAGCGATGGATGAGCGGCGTGGTGGGGGCGATGATGGCAGCGAGCCCTCCGGGCTTCATTGCCTTCTCGATCTCCTTGATCGTAAGCCACGGCCAGTTGATGTGCTCGAAGGCCTGCCCGGAGATGACGAAGTCGTAGGTGGAGGGGAGCTTCCAGTCGTAGGCGTCGACGGTGACGAGGTCGACGTTCGGTCCCGGCTCGACATCCAGCCCGGTGTACGCATAGTTCTCGTTGAACAGGATCTTGTAGGTGGCGTGCCCCTCGTGCGATTGAGAGCCGACATCGAGCACGGTGATGGGGGTGTGCGTGAAGTGGCGCCGCGTCTTGACGACGAAGTTGGACATCAGGTCCATCGACTCAGCGTGCATCGTCGGCTCCTAACATCCGGTCTTGTTTATGACGGCAGCAACGTACCCCGCGACAAATGCCACAATAATCAAAAACACAAGGTATCGCGTACTCATTCGTCGGCTCCCTTAGCTACGCTGTGCGCTTCGGCATAGCGCCCATGCGCGTACCCGGTAATGTAGATCAGCCCGGTAGCGAATACGCCGATCCAGAAGCTGAAAACCACGCCCCATTCAATCGGCATCGTCGACTCCCAGTGCGGCTCGTGCTGCGTCGTCGTACCAATAGTCGCCCTCGCAAGTGCAAGTGTTAAGGTCAGGTATTTCTTCGTCGATCATTCCGCCGCAGAAGTCGCAGATATAAATCATCGCGTAACCGTTCATCCGCAAGCAGCCTGCTCCGTGGCACATATCGTCGCAGCACGCTTTGCCGTCCTTCGGGCAAACGTAACTCATGCGCCCTCCCCGGTGCCGCTGGCGGCGATGGCTTCCCTAGCGGCAGTCCATGCGAGCGGTTTGCGGCGTAGATACATCAAACGGTTTCGCTCCGATTCCGCAGTCATAGTTACCTTTGAGTCGATTGCATCTTTCAGGTCTTTGCACGCGACAAGTTCCACAAGCGCCGCCCGTAACCGCTCCGCATCGCGCCGGTACTGGTCGCACCGGGCCTCAATCGCTTTTACGCGCTGCTCGCCAACAAAAGTTGCGTTGCCTTCGTTCTCGCGTATCTGTTCGTTCTCGCGTTCGAGCCGTGCCACTTCCGCTTCGGCACGATCGGCACGTTGATTCTGCTCATTAGCGAAATGAGCTTCCGCTGCTGCGGCATCTCGGGCGGCATTCATTTCAAAGCGCATGGTGGTCTTGACCGGCGTGCCTTCCATGCCTTCGGTGGTGCCGTAAAAGTCAGTCGGGCCGTCCGCAGCGAGGCGTTCCAGCGCGGCGGCGGCTTCCCGGTACAGCATCCCGGCGGATAGACGCTCATCATGCGATGCCGCAATGCAACGCTCGATCAGCGCCGCCACGTCGTCCGTCTGCTCAGTGGTCATGGCTATCCTCTGCTAAACACTTGAGCGCGGGTCAGTTTTCCGGCTTTCTTCCCGTCGCGCTTTATCCGCTTCAATTCGGCTTGCATTTGATCCAGAGTTAATTCGCCATCTTTCATTCGCTTAATCAACGCAAGCCGGACTTCCATGCTGTCACACAAGACACCGGAAGCCTCGGCCTCATTAACGGCTAGTCGTTTATCAATGGCTGCTTCAAATCTTGTTCTAGTGGTCATGGTTTGCATCCTGATGATGTCGTCCGGGGGAGCGTTCAGGCTGGAATTGTTCACGTCGAGGTCAGTGGTCATGGTCGATGTCCCGCGCAGCAGATGCCATCATGCCTAGAAAGAATGTGCCATGCAAGCTCATTTCTCCTCCGGCAGGTAGTATTCGGTGATCCACTTGCCGTTGGACTTGTAGTGGTCCTTGCGGATGTCGTAGCCCTCCTGCTTCAGCTCCAGGATGCGGGCGGCGAGCCGGAAGCAGCCGAAGAGCCGCAGGGCGGCGATCGGCGTCAGCCGGCGATGGAACTTGAGGTAGCGCAGAATCAGCTGGTTCTGGGTCATGCCCTTGACCATCACGTCCTCGAGCACCGGGATCGGGTTCATGCGGTCCTCCTAGATCTACCATGTCGCCTGTTCTTGTCATAGGCTCTCTGGCATTGAAGGTGCCACGCATTGCCCTCGTTACACTTCATTGAGTCAGGAGGGCTATATTTTTGGCAGAAGGAGCAACGTCGCCAATTGGCGTTGCCGCAAGCCAACATTGAATCCGTTCTTCTGTGCAGCAGGTGGTGATACTTTGTGCTTGGACAAATAACCAAATTCTCGTTTCTATTGTCGGAGCGATTGCCGTTGACGTGGTGAACCACGGCCCGAGGAGGCAATTTTTTTCCTAGAGCTTTTTCCGCTATCGAAACGTGCTCTCTTTTTCTGACGCCGTATTTAGTCATCACGATATATCCGCAAGAAACGCCCCCTGTTCCGCGCTCTCTCCTCCGAATGATGAGCGGGTCGCCATAAACACTCCACCTCCAGTAGTGCTTTGCACACAACCCCCTAGACAAGTGCTTCTTTCCACAATCAAGAACAGAGCATACAAAAGCTATTCTGGCAGGCATGACTCTCACCCTCTGCGTTGACGTTCATCCTCTGCGTCGGAAAGGAAGACTCCATGTTCGCTTGCCCAGGCCTCGACCGCCGTCATGTAGTCGTTGAACTCCGGCGTATCGAGATCGGAGGAATTGTTCGGGATCACCAAAGTCTTGCCGTTGGGCAGGATGAATTCCTGACAGCCCAGCCACTTCGACTTCGCCCAGAGGTGGAATGTCTCTGCGCTGAACTGTTGCCCGCGAGGTTTCAGCCGTTCGGAAAGCAGATGCAGGAGCGCCCAATAGCGGCGATTCTGCTCGTTGCTACGCCGCTTGCGCTGTTTGCAAAGGGGGCATCTTTCTACCTTCATGGCCGGTAACTCTTTTGGGCTTGCCAGAAGGTGAGCAGCGCGTTGAACATCTCCCAGCCGCGTTGCAGTTCGGAGTCCGATGCCTCGGCCAGGATCGCCTTGGGCTGATCGCGTCCGACGAACAGGATGCCGCAGCGGGCGCCGGGGATGTTCAGCCCATCGCGGTAGGCGGCGAGTTGCATCAGGTGCTCGTCGTAGATGACCGGCGAGAGCGGGCTGTCCTTGGTCTTGACATCGACCACCCACTCCCCGGAGTGCAGGTCGGTCTTGCCGCCGTATCCGCGAGCGTCGGCAAAGGACCGCTCGGCGTTCCACTTCTGGGGTCCGCAGCCCTTGATGATGGCGTCGTTGACGCTGGACACCCATTCGGTGAACTCGGGCTCGAACGCCTCGCCCCGGAAGTGCTGCTCGACCGCCGCGTGGATTGCGGTGCCCCGATCGGCGGCAGCACGCCCCTGCTCCTGCCAGTCCTGCTCGACCCGGGCGAGCCAGTTCGACTCGCTCTCCCCGTCGATCCTGGGCAGCGTGAGGGCAGCGATCAGGACTTGGTCGCGCTTCCACTTCTCGAGCTGCGGGGCGGCAGCGCAGCGGATGATGCCGGTGACGCTGGGGACGAGCCCCAGCTTGCGGGCATCGCGCAGCGTGGTGGGCCGCATCCCCTTCTTGTCGGCACGCTCGACCTCATAGACGGGCCGGCCCGCCTTGTCGTACCAGTGGCCTCCGGCAGTGGCGAAGTCGGACATCAGGAAGCCTCCCCGGCGATCTGGATGGTCTGCGGGATGGCGTCGACCACCTGCATCCCGGCCATCACGAGGGTGATCAGCTGGTCTTGGGTGGCAACGGCGGCGTCGTAGCGGGCGCCGGCAATGTGGCGGATGGCTTCTGCCGGCGAGCGTGCCCGGATGAGGGCGGTGGCTTGGCCGGACTCGGAAATAACATAGACTCGGGTGCTCATGGAATGCTCCTAGATGGTGGGCGAGCCCGAAGGCCCGCCCGGGTATGGTTAGAACGGGATATCGTCGAAGTCCTCGTCAGCACGATCCTTGGCCGGCGGCGGAGTGTTCACTGCCTTGCCCACGGCCTTGTGATACTCGGGGCTGGCTTGGATCTGTTTCTTGAAGCCTTCCGGCAACGCCTCGAATGCCGCCTCGTCCCACGGGTCGTCGAGCGAGAACGAGTTGGCCTTGTTGAAGGCCGGCGGGATCTCCATCCCCTTGGGCATGGCGGAGACTCCGGAAACGCGAGCCTTACCGTCCTTGTGGATGATGCTGATCATGCACGCCTTGCCGAGGATGTTGGTCAACTCGAACGAGTCGAGCTCCGCCTCGGTGAAGGCACGCGAGCGCCAGGCCTCGAGGTCGCGCCGGAGGTTGCTCTTCTCCGACAGATTGCTCGAATAGAACTTGGAAACGATCAGCGGCTTTTGGATGCCGTCGATCAGTTCCGTTTCGAGCGGGAGCTCCCAGCGGATGATGCACTGCCGGCGCTTGCTGGTTTCGCCCTGGAACTCCCCGGTCTGGGTGCCGATGTCGATCAGCGCGTAACACCTCGCCGCATGGGTGCCGGCGGGGGCTTGGCGAAAATCCTTGGAACCTGAGTCTTTTACGATGAAGCTCATGTCTTGCTCCTTGGTTACGTTGAGGGATGCTTCGGTCCTGCTATAGTCGTCGAGCCACGCCCGGAACTCAGGCGAGAACAGATTGCTCCACGGTCCTGCCGGCATTACTTCTTCGTCGGCAGAACGTGGTTCACGTCCAGGTTGCAGGCATAGCAGAGCAGCCTTGCATCCTCGATCGTGATGTTGCCGTGACACGCCGCCCGGATGATCTCGGTGATCGTGTCGTACAACTCCTCCTGCTCCGATAGCCGCTGCTGCTGGCCGTCGCCCTGCTCGAGCCAATGGGAGTGGTGCTCCATCAACTCGTCTGCTGCGTCATACATCTCGTTCATGGTTCAGTCCTTTATGGTTGGGTCAGTGTCGAGGTCTACGCGCACTTCGATGACCTTCCCCCGATCTGCCACCCAGACCCAGATATCGGCCAGGGTGGCGCAGTCGGGGAACCCGCGCAGGGTCCGCATGGTACGCCCGTCATCGCCTACCCAAAGCACGGTAACGATGAACTGCTGGGCACTCAGAGCCATGCAAACCCCATGCCGAGAATGAGGCTCACCGCCATGAAGACGGCGAAGAACTTGAGATCGGCGTGGTCCCGGTTGAACGTCGAGCGCGGGAGCCCGCTGTTGCGGGTGAAGGCATAGAGGTCGTGCCGGTCGTTCGTGTGAAAACTTGAAATGTAGTCAAGCGACTTTTTTTGCACGTTTACTCCTGTGATATTCATTGACGCACTTTCCGTGATAATGATTTCTGCTCGCTCTGTTAACAGACAGATTAGACGGGGAGTCATGCTTTTTGCAATGAACGCACTTTCTCCAGTCGGCGTGTCCACACTCTTTCAGAGAACGCTCCCGCCTATGGAGCATCAGGTGATACGCTTGTGATGGACAAATGACGAGGTTCTCCGGTCGATTATCTGTTCTAACTCCATTAACATGATGAACCTTTGCGCCGGCTGGAAGAGGGCGGCCAAGAGCTTTTTCGGCAACCAGCACGTGCTCCATTTTATTGTTGTCTCCAACGCGAACTCTGATATATCCAAGCCGTGTCAGGCATCCAGATCCATGTGGAGCTCTCAGAACCACGCTAGCGTCGCCATGCCTTTTCCATCTTTGCCAGTGGACATTGCATAAACCACGGCCATAGTGTTTCTCCAAACAACCTGCAATTGAGCACAGTCTCACTTTGCCCCCCGGTTCATCAGGAAATGGACATCCATCTTCAGTTCGGAGATGGTCCGCTCGTCCTGGAGCATCCGCTCGATCATCTCGTCGCGGGTCAAGGACTCTATCTTCTCGCGGGCAACCTCCAGGCAGAGGTCATCCCACTCCTGCTCGGGCGGATACTCGCGGTCATTCGGGCCGGTCATCTGGTAGAGGTTCATGGTGGATCTCCTTTCATCCCTACCTAAGCAATCAGTGTGCCACCGGCAGCGCAGGGGCGTGGAGAGGTGGCCCATCTCTTGCTAGTGTGATGCTGTACGGCAGAAGTGATTGACGAAGGGCGTCACCAGCGTAGGATGGGGGCATGGGAATCAGGATGACCGCAGAGGACTACGACCGCATCCAGAAGCGCCTTGGGACGCGAGCGATGCCATCCCCTGCGCCCAAGAAGGCGCCTGCTGCCAAGAAGTACAGGAACGTCCCGACGGCGGGGTATCACTCAAAGAAGGAAGCCCTACGGGCTCAGGCACTGCGCCTGCTGCAACAGGCCGGGGAGATCCAGGATCTACAAGAGCAGGTGGTGTTCCAGCTGCTGCCGGTCCAGAGGGACGCCGACGGCAAGATGGTGGAGCGCGAGGTGCGGTTCATCGCCGACTTTGTGTACCACAGGGACGGCAAGGTGATCGTGGAAGACGTGAAAGGGATTCGCACCCCAGATTACAAAATCAAGCGCAAGCTCATGCTCTACTTCAAACAGATTCGCATTCTCGAAACTTAGGCTATACTTCAATTGCCGGGACAACGGGTAGCTCCCGCGTTCCGCCTGTTACGGGACTTACCGGCACCTTTCTCACCTTAACAGGAGGTGTCTGTGTCATTCCCTTACTATCGGTTTTTCCCCGGCGATTACATGCGCGATACCATGCATTTTGGGTGGTACGAGGATCTCGCTTATCGTCGTCTGATTGATCTTTACCTTCTGCATGGGAAGCCTATACGCAATGACAGGGCTTACATCATGCGCGCCGTCAGAGCATCAGAACCAGAGCAACAAGCGGCAGTCGATACGGTGCTGGCGGAAATGTTTTCCCTCAAGCCTGATGGATGGCATCAAAAACGCTGCGACGCAGAATTGCAGAGGATGCTAGACCGTAGTTCGATGGCCTCCGAGTTGGCAAAAAGACGATGGGATGCCAAGGCATTGCCATCGCAATGCGAAAGCAATGCTAACCAGAACCAGAACCAGAACCAGAACCAGAACCAGAACCAGAACCAGAACCAGAACCAGAACCATGGCGTTGAGTCTCCACAACATCTAACGGTGACGCCAACTCCAACCCCTACAGATTTGCCGGTAAGCATCGAACTCTGGAAAGAGTTTCGCAAACACCGAACCAAGCTCAAGGCAGCGTTGACGCCTCATGCCGAAAATCTGCTTTGCAAGAAGCTGAGATCCTTCAAGGATGCAGGCCACGATCCGACAAAGATCCTTGAGCGGTCTATTGAAAACGGGTGGAAGGGCGTATTCCTGGAGGACTTTGTTGATCGATCTGGGAAGAACCAAACTCTGGCCGAGAAGCGAAAGGCCAATATCGATGCTCTTTGCGGAAGGGGTGATGATGGACGATCTGATGCCGGTAAAGTGGATAGAGCGCCTGTTTTCGAGGTTTCAGGCTATCTACGGGAACCGGACCCAGACGATGTGGGGTGATTGTCCAAGAGCAGACATCATTGATGCATGGAGGCATGGTCTGCGGAACATCCAACCGGACGCTATCCGTGACGCTTTGGATGCTGTGGCTATCATCCATCCGACATGGCCTCCGACTCTAGGGGAGTTTGTGAAGCTGTGCAAACCGGATGCCGCCCCGGCATATCACAAGGAATTTGTCATGCTTCCGCACGAGAAAAGAGGCCCGATTCCAGAGTCAGTGCAGAAGCATATCGACCTATTCCTAGGTAGAACCAATGGATAACCATCATCGGTGCCCGTTCTGCTTAAAGAAGTTCCATGATCTGGCATTGTTCCGCAAGCACCTGTTGACGCACGAATTCCACCATGGATAACTCCCTCCTGATCGTGCTCGCCGTCGTCCTGGTGCTGATCCCGGCCATCCTCGGCTGGCTATCCTTCCTGCGCTGGGTCATCAACTGGATGCTGCATCGGAACCGGGAGCGGTTGAACATCCGGGCGTACCTCGACATGATCGAGCACCACCAGGGCCAATTCCGGCCCCCGGAGCACGATGAGGGCGAAAGTAAGGTCAGGAGACTCCGCCCAAGAAAAACGGGCCCGTAGGCCCGTTTCCTGACGCCGCATGGGCATCCCTAGCTGATGGTGAGCCCGTCCTCTTGGATGCCGTAGACGATATCCTCCACAAATCGGGCTTCGATGGCGAACGAGAAGCCCCAATGGGTAGCATCTGCCGGCAGGTGATCTGAGGTCCAGGTCGTCGCCTCGGGGGTGATCGGGGTCAGCAGCCAGATTGATCCGCCGGGGGTGATGGTGAAGTCGGTTGCGTGCATGGTGATCCTTTCAAGGTTAGGGGTGAGGCATTGCTACCTGATGCAACTAGCGTGCCACGTTCAGCAGCTTGGCGTGCTCTAGCGCGAGGATGTAGAACATCGATCCATGCGTGATGCTGCTGCCGATCCACAGGCAGGCATCGGGATCGACGCGGTCGCGTACCTCTGCGATGCTGCCATTCGGGCCGTGCCACACGGTAACGTGATACCGGGCCTCTGCGGACGCGCGGCGGGCTTCGCGGACCTTCCAGTCTTGGTGAATCGAATCGTTTAGGCTATTCATCTGAACCTCCGCGAACGTCAAGGTAAACAAAGATGCAGAGCACGATAAAGGCAAGGGCGCCGGCAAGGGGATCAATCACGATTCGCCCCCTTGAAGATTGGCGCATTGACGGCGATGCATTCGGAGAGGATGCCATCGTACGTTTTGCGCTGCGCGGGCGTTAGCGTCTTTTTGCCCTGCGTCCGTTCGACGATTTGCCAATCGCGGCCGATGGTATAGGTGCCATTGTCGGAGTCGTCCAGCTGCGAGGACTTGCCGGCGCCGAGTGAGAGCGTACCTCCGAACCAATTCCCGATAATCTGCGTCAAGCGCGCAGCGGCATAGGTGGGATCTGAGACAGGATCACGCACGCCAAGCGCCTTTGCCGCATCGCAAAAGGCCTTGACCGATTCGACGCCACCATTCCAGTGGAGGTATATCCCGAAGTCGGAAACGTCGCCGTCAAACTTGATTACCGCTCGATTGCCCATGATTGCTCCTGTTAGGTTTAGGGGTGATGCGTTAGTACTCTAAGCAAGTGCTATGCCACGCGAGCGATGCGGATAACCTTTGCCATCGATACGCCGTGCGCCGGATATCCGATTACCGGGATTGCCTTGTCCCAGCATTGCCGGCATCCTGAGCATTTTCCGCCATGCTCATAAGCACGGCACAAAGTGACGTTCTTGGGCACGTTGCCAGCGTCCGGCAGAATGGTCGAGCCATGTTCATCCGAGAATTCACCGAGCACAGAATCGGACGAGAACCGGACAGCCACATTCGGCAAGGCCTGCATTGCCGCAAGTACCGGCCGGAATTTGGAAAACTTCGCCATCCGCGTAGGCATCCAATGGCGGACGGTTGGCGTACGCTCCATCACCTGTAGGATTTTGCGAGCCAATGCGAGCGAGTAGCAGTCGCCCGAATCGAACCACCGAAAGAACGATTGTCCGTTCAGCTGCGAAACCATGCGATCGACCCATGATGCCGATTGCCAATCCTCGCGATTGAATCGGCGCGGGGCTTTCACATTCTCGAAACGATAATTGCCTGATGTGGCATAGCAGCCGGAGCATGCGGCAACGAGATCACCGAACGAATCACGCGAACCGGGACAGGTTTCAAGTGCTTGCAGGGACCAAGACAGGATGCCATCTAACTTGCTGGTCTTGGAAAGCTTTGCAGGGAGTGCTGATAAGGTTGCCACGGTAGGACTCCATAAGGTTAGGGGTGACGCGGTACAGCTAGAGCAAGTGCTATGCCATCTTACGAATTGTCAACATACTGTATGCGAGCCCGCCCGCACGAGCACTCGAGCCCTGGCACAACCATTGCTAGGGGTGCCGCTCAGCGGCATAAGGTGCCGCCGTATTGCGTCACATTCCAGGAATGGAAATCAATTCCACGGTATGGAAATGGCATAAGTACGGCGCCGTCGTGGCTCAGCTGAGCATTAGGGGCGAGCGTGGCTAGTGTGCTGAACGGGGGAGCGTGCTAGCGGGTGGACGTGTCATGGCTCACGCCTCTGCATCGCACACGAGCCGCTGATAGCCATCGCGAGCCTAGCAAGTCCTGCCCGGGCCATCCCGGGCCCGATCTCGCCACAGGCAGGGCGCCCGGGGGGAGGGGCAAACTCGTGCGGGCTGAAATTGTTGTATCACAACAAATCTCGCAGCCAATATTTCCGAGTTTGCCTAGCAAGAATGTTCAGGCAGGTACGGGCCCAGGTAGGGCATCTCTTGCTGGCCTTGGGTGGGACGAAACTCAACCTGCGCTGACGTTTTCCGCGCAGATACGCCTGATGCAGTTGATCCGGTGGAGTTCCGGTTGCGCGGAGGTCAGGGCCTCTGATGCGCGGGATCGGCGGGTGAGTGTGCCCGAGTTTAGGGTTGCCCCTAACTTAGCCCCCTGCTTGCTCCGCTGACGGAGAGGTAGCCTGCTGGCTCAGGTAGCTGGCAGGGTCGATCGTGATGACGGGTCCGGCTTGGCGGCCGGGGATCTTTCTGCGTGAGGCGATGGGTTTGCCTTCTTGCCTAGCCGATTTTCGCTTTTCCCGTTGGGCTTTGCGTTTGCGTTCCAGGGCCAGGAGTTCTTTCCTGGAAGGATCTTTGCCGAATCTTTTCTTCCGGGCGATGATCTGTTCGATCATCGGACCCCGATCAGCCAACCTTTGGTAGTTGGATGAAAGCGCCATACCTTCATCGTAGAACACCTTGCAATCTTGTCAAGTAGAGAATATAAGTCAGCCGATGAACGGTAAGAAGATCCAGATTCCCGAGTCTCTCCAGACCCCTGAGTTCGAGCGGCCTCCGGGCCTGCCGATGACCTGTTCCGATGCCGAGCTGATCGAGGCGGTCAAGGCCAGCCTGTGCGGTGCCGGTCCCGAGGAGCTCGCCAAGATGCTGCACGTCCCCGAATTCGGGGTCAGATACTGGGTCATGTCCAAAGAGTGGAACGCCATCAAGCAGGCGGTGTGGCCTGAGTTGAAAGGCATCGTCCATTCCGAGCTCTGCTCCGTTCGTTCCGCCATGATCACCCAGCTGGCGGAGCGGGTCAGGAAGGGCGACCCTTTCTACGACAACACCGGGGAGTTCGTCGGCTTCAGGCCGGTCAAGGCCCGGGACTTGGGCTTCCTTCTCGCCCAGTCCACCGAAGTCATCCACGCCCTCGAGAAAGAAATCGGCGGCATTCGGGATGACGAGGGTCAGATCAGCCTCAAGGATCTCGCGGCGGGCTTGAAGCGTTACGCCCAGGCCAATGACGTAACAGGCGAGTCGAAGCGCCTGCCGGCCTAGGATGTCCGGCGTATGGCACGGCGATCGGGAAACGCGGCCACGCGGGGAGATCGAGCTCGATGCCGAAACCCTGGCCGGGTTCGTCCAGAACTTTCTGCTCGACACCTATGAGGAGAGTCGCCCGATCCCGCCCATTCACCTCGAGTGGTGGAATCTCGTCACCTCGGCCCACCCTCGCGTGGCAATTGCCGCTCCGCGCGGCCACGCCAAGTCGACGGCGATCAATCACGCTTACGGGCTCGCTGCGTCACTCTTCAAACAGCACCCGTTCCAGATCAAGGTCAGCCGGACCTATAACCTCGCGGTAGAAAAGCTCCGGCAGGCCAAGGAAGAGCTCCTCGGCAACGAGAAGATCAAGCACGTCTTTCGCCTGAAACGGTTCGTCCGCGACACCGAGAACGACTTCATCGCGGAGATGAGCGACGGCTATCGCTTTCGCATGGTCGCCATCGGCATGGAGCAGGCGATCCGTGGCTTGTCTTGGGGCACCCAGCGTCCTTCGCTCATCAACGGCGATGACATGGAGGACGACGAGCAGGTGATGAACCCCCAGAGCCGGGACAAGGCCATGCGTTGGGTGATGAACACCCTGCTCCCCATGGGCTCCGACCACTGCATGTTCCGCATCTACGGCACCATCCTGCACAACGACTCGGTGCTCATGCGACTGCTGAAGAACCCCAGCTGGAAGGGCGCCATCTACGAAGCCTGCGATGCTGACATCTCCGAAGCGTCCCTCCTCTGGCCGGCGAAGTTCACCCGCGAGCGGCTACAGAACATCAAGGATATGTACATCGCGGGCGGCAATCTCGCCGGCTTCAACATGGAATATCGCAACATCGCCACCGACAATACCTCCGGCTTCTTCCGCAAGGAGGACTTCCGCGAGATGCAACCCGAAGACCAGAAGTTGGTTGACGATCACAAGCTCACCTTCTACGTCGGCGTCGACTTCGCCATCTCCACCAAGCAGCGCCGGGACAAGACCAGTTTCGTCGTCGGCGGCATCGACCAGAACGGCTATCTGCACATCGTCGACGAACGCTCCGGCAGGTGGGACGCCAAGCAGATCATCGACGAGATGTTCGCCATCGAAGACACTTGGCACCCCGACGAGTGGTATGTCGAGAGCGGCACCATCCAGAAGGCGCTCTCCGCCTCGATCGAGCTCGAGTCCCGCGAGCGGCATCGCTTCCCCAACTTGAAACCCATCTCACTCTTGAAAGACAAGGAATCCAAGGCCCGCAACATTCAAGCCCGGATGCGCTCAAGGTCAGTCCGCTTCGACGCCACCTCTTCGTGGTACGCTGAACTCAAGGAAGAGTGCCTGCAGTTTCCTCGCGGTGAGCACGACGATAGAGTGGACGCACTCGCCTACCTCGGCCTGGGGCTGGCCCGCATGGTCGTGCCACTCACCGACGAAGAAGAAGAAGACATGGAGTTCGAGCAAGCCAAACACGATGCGGTAGCCTTCGGCTACGGCGGAAGATCACTTGTGACGGGCTACTAGATGAAGACAAAAGAAGAGTATCGTTCGTGCAGAGATTGCAAGACGATTAAGCACAAATCTTTGTTCACAAAGAATCACGTGTTCTCTGACGGTATCGACACTCTTTGCTTGGAGTGCAATCATCGAAGGGTGAAGGAATGGAGAGCAAGCGGAAAAAGAAAAAGCAAAGAAGAGTCCGCAAAGTATTACAGCAAGCATCCTGAGAAATGCAAAGAAAGATCAGAAAGACGAAGGATTCGAGTTGGCGTCGCAACCCCTTCGTGGATTTCAGGAGAAGAGATTTTCTTGATAGACGAAGCAAAGAATTTGGCGAAGCGAAGATCTGAGTCGACCGGATTTCTTTGGCATATAGATCATATTGTGCCAATCGGGGCTGCTCATGTTTGCGGACTTAACGTGCCTTGGAACATTCGAGTTGTTCCTGCGAAAGAAAATTGGACTAAGGCCACCAAAATTCTTGAGCATCTTTTGTAGGAATTTTCCATGCCGCTCGAACTGAAGTCCAAGCTCGACCTCGATCGCCTGATGCGCGAACCCAACCTCGTGCCCCTTCTGGACGAGAAAGATGTCAATGCCATCGGCGCCTGGGCCGCTGCCGGCTACACCCAGGACTTGAACTCCCGCACCGAGTGGAGCACCCGCCAAGCCCAAGCGAACAAACTGGCCCTGCAAGTTTTTGAGGAGAAGACCTTCCCCTGGCCGGGAGCCGCCTCAGTCAAGTTCCCCTTGATCACCGTCGCGGCCTTGCAGTATCACGCCAAGAGCTATCCGGCTCTCGTTTCAGGCACCGATCTCGTCAAGTGCCGGGTGATCGGGCTGGACCCCACCGGCCAGAAGACTGCCAGAGCAGCCCGTATCTCCACCCACATGAGCTGGCAGAACCTGGAGCAGGACGCCGGCTGGGAGCAGGATCACTCCAAGCTCCTGCTGGTGCAGGCGATCGCCGGTTGCGCCTTCAAGAAACGGGTCTACGAGCCGGGTCATGCCAAGCAGAGCGGGCGACTCGTCCTGCCCGAGAACATGGTGGTCAACTATTTTGCCACCAATCTCGAGGACGCACGGCGCTACACCCATACCTATTACCTGAATCACAACAACATCTACCAGCGCGAACTCGACGGACGCTTCAGTCCGGTAGAAATCGCCCAGCCGGAAGCAAGAACGGGCACCGAGCAGGAGCAGCAAGCAAGAGATGAGCGCCAGGGCATCACCCAGCCGCAGCAGGATGATGTCACGCCGTTCTTCACCGGCGAGCAGTATTGCTGGATCGATCTCGATGGCGACGGCTACGAAGAGCCCTACATCGTCACCTTCGACATCGCCACCAATGCCGTGCGCCGCATCGTCGCCCGCTTCCTCCCCGGCGGCGTGAAGAAGCGCGAAGAGGATGTCTACAAGATCACGCCGATCAAGGTGTTCGTAAAGTACGGGTTCATTCCGAGCCCGGATGGGGGCTTCTATGACCTCGGACTCGGTTCCATCCTGGGACCACTCAACGAAACCGTCAATACCACTATCAACCAGATGCTGGACGCTGGGACCATGGCGACGCTGGGAGGTGGATTTCTCGGTCGCGGATTTAAGGGCAAAGGAGGGGCGATCACCTTTCAGCCCAACCAATGGTATCCCGTTGATGCTCCAGGAGATGACCTCCGCAAAAATGTTCTACCGCTTCCTGTCCGAGAGCCGAGTCAAGTACTGTTTCAACTGCTGGGGCTCCTGCTGCAATACGGAGAGCGCATTGTCTCAGCTACCGAACTTCAGATGGGTGAAAACATCGGACAAAACACTCCCGCTGAGACTGCCCGCACCATGAACGAAAACGGAGCGCGAATCTACAACGCGCTCTACAAGGGAACGTGGCTGTGCATGAGGGAAGAGTTCCGCATCCAGTTCGAGCTTAATTCGCTATATCTTGATGTAGATCAAGACTATACGGAATTAACGTCAGGTCAGGGGGCGATGATTTCCGCCGGAGATTACGTCGGTCCATCGCTCGATGTTCGTCCCGCTGCGGACCCCCACGTCGTGTCGGACGAGCAGAAGATTCAGCAGGCGCGAATCGTGTTCCAGAACTCGCTGCAGGTGCCGGGACACAACCGCTATCAGGCGACCAAGCGGCTCTACGAGTCGATGAAGATCGCCAACATCGACCAGATTCTACCACCTCCGCAGGGACCGGGACCGGACGGCAAGCCACAGCCGCTGCCGGACTTCCCGCCCATGCCCAACCCGAAGATGATGCGGGCGCAATTGGATCAGCAGGAATTCCAGCTCGAGGTCGCAAGATTCAAGGCGGATCAGCAGCAAGCCAAGATCGAGCTGCAGATGGAAGTGCAGAAGAATCAGGCCGAGATTATGAAGCTCTACGCGCAGGCGGAGAAGTTCATGGCCGAGGCCAAGGGCGTGGATACCGGACACCAGATAGCAATGATCGAGGCGCAGATCGGCGCCTTGAAGACTCGCAACGAGGGTCTGCTGAAGGCACTTGCGATCATGCAGAAGCAAAGCGAAGGAGAGCAGGGTGGAACTAAGCGGCCCGGAATGGGAGCAATGGGCGGGGCAGGAGCAGACGAAGGAGTTCCTCAAGTTCCTGGAGGAAACGGTCAAGCAGGCGCAGGTGGACTGGCTCAACCGGCGCTATGAGGATGAGAGCCCGCACAAGTGGGCGGTTCTCAACGCGGCGGCGCTGGCGGTGGCTGGCTTTGCAGAAGAACTCAGGAACGTCATCGAAAATATAGGGAAGAACGACCATGCAAAATGATTCGGGATTGACCGTCACCGGCGATAAAGTGCTGGTGAAGCCGTTCAAGGTGGAAGAAAAGACCGCTGCCGGCATCGTCCTGCCGCAGATGAGCCAGGACAAGGAGCAGATGGCCCAGCAGATGGGCACGCTGGTCGCCTGGGGCTCGCTCGCCCAGAAATCGCCAGAGCTCGAGGGCATCCAACTGGGTGACGCCGTGCTCTTCCCCAAGTATCAGGGGGCGGAATTCCCGGTCGACGGCATCCGCTACTGGGTGCTGCGCTCGTCCTCCATCCTGGGCAAGGCCACGCGCCTCCCTGACTATGTGTTGCGCGGAGCGGAGTCCTCGCTGCAGGTTTTTGGGGTCAACGAGGCCAAAGCAGCGTAGGAATTTGACATTTAGAACCCACAGGACTATACGGGATCATCATGCCTCAACCACAACAGGTAGATACGACGGCGCAAAAAGCCCCAGAAAATGAGTTTCTGGACCTCAATCCGCCGCAAATCGAAGAAGAAACGCCCGAAATCGAGGCGCAACCCGAAGCCCCGAGCGCCGAGGCCAAAGAAGTAGAAGTCGAGGCCCGCAGCAACGGCTGGGTGTCCAAGGATGAGTGGGTAGAAAACCACGGCAGCGAAAAAGGTTGGAAGTCGGCTGAGGATTACGTCGATTTCCGGCGCAATTTCATGCCGATTCTGACTCGAGAGAACAAGGAACTTCGCAAACAGGTCACCGAAATGGCGACCAAGCTCGCGGAGCGGGAACGCAAGGAGCAGGAAGCCGAGGCAACGCTGGCACGGGAGCGACTGAAGTATGAGCTCAAGGCTGCGCGCGAGGATGGCGACCGCGATCGTGAAGACGAGATCATCGACAAGATGCTTGATCTCAAGGTGGCAGCGAAGACTGCGCCTCCGGCCCCGGTTGCGCCGGCAGTCAATCCCGAGGTTGAGCGTGAAGTACTGGACTTCCAGGCGCGCAATCCCTGGTTCAACACTGACCAGAAGCTGTCGCGTGTGTTCACCGCGCAGGTTGCGATGCTCAAGCAAGCCGATCCGGCGATGGGTGTGACCGAGGTGCTGGGCGAGGCGCGAGACATCGTGCGCCGGATGTATCCGGAAAAGTTTCCCTCCGGACGGCGCACCGCCATGGCTGAGGCCGGCGGCGAGTCGAATGCCGCTCGCGTCAACGGCCAGCGGTCATGGGCTGATGTCAAACCGGAGTATCGTGAGGCCTACAACGACCGATACTTCGAGATGAACCCAGAGATCAAGCGCGAGAATGTGCTCCGCCGCTTGCCTGCCGACGCATTCAGGAGATAGCCGTGCCCAGAAAAGGTGAACCGCATCCGCTGAAAGGCATCCCCCGCTCGCAATGGGGGCTTGCCAAGGGCGAAGATCCCGCACCCGAAGTCGGCGTGACGCCGGAAATTCCGCAGGCGATCGCAGCACCCGAAGCGGCGCCACAGCCGGAGCCGCAGTATCCGAAGCTCGATCCGCAGTCGCCGCCGCCGAACCTCTTTTCCGGCAACGTCGCCCGCTTGACGCTGATCGGCAAGGACGGCTCGCTGACCGACCCGGTTCCTGGCTTCGCCACGCGCTGGTTCAACGACGAGAACGGCGATCAGACACGCACTGGACCGCGCATTCAGATGGCGCTCCGCAGCGGTTGGGTATTCATAGAACGTGATGAGGTAGCTTTGAACGAGGGCTTGGTGCCACTCAATGTCGATCTAGGAAGCCACGTCAGGGAAATAGTTGGGAAGCAGCAGAATGGTAGCCCGCTCTACGCTTACGCAATGAAGAAGCCGCAATGGCTCTTCGATCTGCACAGCAAGGAGCGCGAGGACAACGTCAACGCAAGAATCGAGTCTTCGCTACGGGCTGGAAGGAGCGACAAGCTCCCAGCGGACAAGCAATATGCCCGCGACATTTCGATTGACACCAAACTCTACCGTTAGGAGAACTTGAATGGCGAACCAAAACAAGCCGTTCGGGCTCGCCCCCGTGCGAAACATCAGCGCGTCCAAATTCAATGAGGCGGGCACCCGGTATTACATTCCTTCCACCGACACGTTTGCGTATTACATCGGTGACGTTGTTCTCTCCGCCGCCGCTGGTGACCTGAATGGCGTGTGCGGAGTGATCAAGGATGTGGCAGGCACATCGACCGAACGCGGCGTCATCGTCGGCGTGGAAGTTGCCAACGTCAATGGCGTCAGCCTCGTCGGCTCCGCTCTGGCGCTGGAGAACACCAGCGTCCCGGTGACCAAGCTCAAGGACTACTACGTCTACGTCGTCGACGATCCGGACGTGCTGTTCTCGGTGCAAGGTGACGCGACCGCCACCAATCAGGTCGCGACCAAGGTGAACAACAATGCATCGCTCACCATGGCAGTTGGTGGAACGGCAACGTCCTGTTCCGGCACGGTGATCAACTCTTCGACCATCGCGACGACGGCTGCACTCAATGTGAAGCTGATGGGTCTGTTGCAAATTCCGAACAATGCCTTTGGAGCCTACTCCGTGTGGCAGTGCAAGATTAACCAACACGAGCTGATGGGCAACACGGCCGGCGTCTAAAGGAGATCAATCATGCCCGGTGGCGTAATCACGACTGGTTCCAATCCCAAACTCCTGTGGCCGGGGCTGCAGGAGGTTTTCGGTATCGCTTACAACGAGCACCCCAAGACTTATCCGAAGCTGTTTACGACCGTCAAGTCGGATAAGAACTACGAGGAATATGTCGGCTACGCCGGCACCGGCCTCGGTCAACTGAAGCCGCAAGGCCAATCGGTTGCCTACGACTCGATGCAACAGGGCTTCACTACGCGGCTGACCAACGCCTCGTATGGCCTGGGCTACATCTGCACCGAGGAAGAGATCGACGACAACCTGTATCCGAAGATCTCCAAGGGTCGGACCCGGGCGCTGGCGTTCTCGATGCTGCAGGCCAAGGAACAGAACCTGCATCTGATCTACAACCGCGCTTTCACGGCGGGCTACGTCGGTGGCGATAGCGCGATCCTGTGCAGCACATCGCACAACAACGTGTCGGGCGGCACCTATGCCAACACGCCGGTCACGCCTGCCGACCTGTCCGAAGTGGCGCTCGAAGATGCGCTGATCGCTGTCGCCGGTTTCCAGGACGACAAGGGTCTGTTCATCAACGTGCAGTGCAAGGGGTTGATCGTTTCGCGGCAGGACTTCTACAACGCCGTTCGCATCGTGCATAGCACCTATCAGTCTGGCACGGCGCACAACGACATCAACGCCATTCAGTACGAAGGTATGCTGCCCGATGGCATCATCCAGTCGGTCTACCTCACCCAGCCGCACGCATGGTTCCTGCGTACCGACTGCGGTGGCGACGGCCACGGGATGATCTACCAGGAACGCAAGGGCATCCAGTTCTTCAACGACAACGACTTCGATACGCGCAACATGAAGGCGGCGGCGATGGAGAGATACACGGGCGGGTGGGACAACCCTCGGGGAATTTACGGGGTTAATGGGCCGTAGCCTACACAATGTACATCCCAATGTATCTTGACATAGGATGATGATAGGGCCATGCTAGAACTCCTAACAGGAGAACAGCATGGTTCCTATCAAATGTTCAGTTATCGAGTGTCAAAAGGATGTCGTTGCGCGAGGTCTTTGTCGTCTGCACTACGAAAGGCTGACTAGAAAAGGAACTCTTGAAAACACCCGACCCAAAGACTGGGGTGCTAGAGAAAAGCATCCTCTGTACCAGTCTTGGATCTGGATGATCAGAAGCAGGGTTCCGATCTGCGAAGAGTGGCGAAACGACTTTTGGAAGTTTGTCGCCGCTGTTGGAAATAGGCCGTCAGAAAAGCATCGTTGTTTTAGGCTGAAAGAATCTGAACCATACGGCCCACTCAACTTTTTCTGGCGAGAAACCGTCTTCGCCAAAGAGTCTAGCGAAAGCGAAAAGGAATACCGACGTAGGTACATGAGGGAATACAACAGACTGCATCCAGAAAGGCAGCAGAACGCATCGCTGAAAAAGAACTTTGGCATCACGTTAGATCAATACAACGCGATGCTGAAGGAGCAGAATGGGGTCTGTGCAATATGTGGCGAAGTAAATGATGCAGTCGATAGGCGTACCGGCAAAGCGAGAAATCTCTCTGTCGATCACTGTCACAAGAAGGGTCATGTGAGAAAGTTGCTTTGCCAGTATTGCAACCAAGGTCTTGGCAACTTTCGAGACAGGCCAGACTTGCTTCGCGCAGCGGCAGTGTACTTAGGAGGCTCTACTTTGTGAGTGGCCCTTGATGGGTGGGGCTCCTCCTCTGGGCTCCACCCGTCTATTTCGGAGATTGACATGGCGAACAGAAAGTTGCGTGGCGAAATGCCCGGTGCGCCGGCAGGTGGCGGCAAGGGCAAGAAGAAGATGAAGAAGAAGATGAAGAAGGAAGCGATGAAGTAGCGCGGCTTCTTTCTCCGCGTAATGCGCCGATGTCGGGCGTGCTCTAACCACGAGTGTTACAGGAGAATGCAATGGCACAATGGTCATCCCCCCCGTCGCGGTTCCTTTCCGGGCTGTCGACTGAGCCGCGCAAGTCTGCGCTGGGCAATTTCCCGTTCCCGAACCCGTTCCAGGCGAACGTCTACGCGAACGACTTCAATACCTACGCTGCCGCCGACTGGACGGTCACGTCGACCAACAGCGGCACCTCGGCGCTGACGGCGGCCAATGGCGGCGCCTTGCTCCTGACCACCGGAGCAACGACCTCGAACTATCAGGGCAATCGTTTGACGCCGGCTTCGTTTGCAATCACGCCGGGGTTCCAGGCGTGGTTCCTTGCCAATGTCACGATGGTCGATACCACGCTGCCGAACTTCATCATCGGCATGACGGCAGGTACGGTAGGCTCGGTGACTGATGGCATCTACTTCACCAAGGCCACGGCGAACCAGACGATCAGTGCAGTAATTCGTGGCTCGAGCGCCTCGTCGACGATCACTGGCATTGCCACTTTACCGACCGCAGCAGCGATCACGCCGGCTGTGCCCAGCTTCTCGCTGGGTTGGTACTACGACGGCCTGCCAATTCCGACGCTGTACTTCTTTGCCTCGCCGGCCATCGCAACGTATACGGCGGGTGTGTTGACGGCGCCGGCTGCGTTCTCGGGTCAGCCTTCTCCGGGCGGCGTCTGCGTGGCAGCAGCGAGCAGCGATGCGAGTTACACTGCGCCGAATGTGCTGACCAATCTGCCGGCGGCGACGATGAACTTGGCTCCCGACTTCTACGTCGTGACCAATAGCAGCGCGGCGAAGACGATGCAGGTCGACTATGTTCTGGCAGCAGCCGAACTGAATCGCTTCTAAGGAGGCGTCATGCCCAACGTGACGACTACAGAAGTATTCGTCGACGGTGCTCGCAATACGGTCGTCAAGTTCGAGGGTGTGCTGGATACCGCAGACCTGACGACCACGACGGTCGTCGATCCGTTAGCGCGCTACATCGACCCGATCAATCCGACGACGCTCTATCGGATCGATCGGCTCGACTGGTCGTGCTCGGACCCGATCGTCTTGCGTCTGCAGTGGGACGGGACTCCGGCAGTCAAGATCATCGATCTGGCGGGTCGCGGCAACCAGTATCTGGGCAAGGTCTACGGCGGCCTACAGAACACAGCGGGCGCCACCAAGACCGGCAAGATCACGGCAGTCACCAGCGGCTATGTCTCCGGCACGGTGGCGTTTACCCTGATCATGCGCTGCGTGAAGCAATGATATGGCAAACACCAGCTCCCCAGAAATTGTTGAGGACGGCAACAGAAACACTGTCGTGAAGTTCGTGGCCTTGTTGGACACCTCCAACTTGGCCTCGACTCTCGTCGTCGACATTGCCAATCAGTACAAAGACCCGCTCGACAATCCGATCAGCACCTATCGCGTCGATCGCATTGACTACGCGGTCGAAGACCCGGTCGCGCTGAATCTCTGGTGGGGTGGCGGGCCAACCCGATTCATCAATCTCGCCGGTCGGGGATTCATGGATCTGGGAAAGTCGTATGGCGGCATTCCCAATACCGAGGCGACCAACATTCGCAACGGCAGGATCTACGCGACGACGACCGGTTATGTTCCCGGCACGCTCATCTCGCTCGAGGTCACGCTCTGGTTGGTGAAGGTCGACTACATTCCGGGGACTGCGCCGGTTCTGGCTCAGGCGCATGACGTGATTCTGCTTGACTCTGGTGCCGGCAAGATAATCAGCGAGGGCGGATTTGACCTCGGTCTGGACGAACTCGTTTAAGGAGTAGTGATGGCTGACAAGAAGATTTCTGCAATGACGGGTCTTGCCGGGTCAGGTGTCGACACTGCTGCCGATCTGATCCCGATCGTCGACACCAGCGCGAACATGACCAAGAACATCACGGTCGCAGAGCTTGCCATTGCGATCGGCGCTCAGGGCGCTCAGGGCGTGCAGGGTGCAACCGGGTCGCAAGGAGCATCCGGAGCTCAAGGGTCGCAAGGCGCTCAAGGCGCACAGGGCTCGCAAGGCTCTCAAGGATCGCAGGGATCACAGGGCTCGCAGGGCGGAGCCGGAGCACAGGGTTCGACTGGCTCTCAAGGAGCGGTTGGCAATGGTGCTCAAGGCTTCACTTCGCAGCTGATGGCAACCGGAGCGCAGCATACGGTGGACGATGTGATTGGCGCTTTGCAGACGTTGGGACTATTCAAGCAATCGTGATCGTGACTCATGGGCCGCAACAACTATTTCCGTCGCGGGCAGTGGAACGCGATCTGCGATCAATGCGGGGGTCAGTTCAAGTCCTCGCAGTTGATGCTGCAGTGGAATGGGTTGATGGTCTGTCATCAGTGTTGGGAGCCGCGCAATGCTCAGGAGTTCTTGAAGATTAGGGCAGAGAGGCCAATCCCCTGGTCGCGTCCGGAGCAACCGGCGTTTCCGAGTGGTGCCGTCACTGTCAATCGTTTCATCGATGATGTGCCCATCAACGCGACCTGGATAGGCTAATGCCCGTCACCATCGTTCCTGCGAATTACGCCTTTGGCACCCTGACCGCTCCGGTCACGATCGGGGCCGGCACAATCTCGGTGCTGGTCAGTTCCGGTGCCAGCTTCCCCGTCCTTGGTGCGTCGAACTACTACTACCTGACGCTGAGTGATTCAGCGACGGGCGGGATCATCAACCGCGAGATCGTCAAGGTCACCGGCCCCAGTGCCGGGGCTGCGGCGGGTGCGACGATCAGTCTAACCATTGTTCGCGCCCAGGACGGGACGGTTGCTGCCGCCTTCAACTCCTCTGACCTCGCGCAACTTCGGTTGAACCAGCAGACGCTGCTCGACCTCGCTTCGCAGGGGAGCGGCGCTACCGGCGCACAGGGTGCCACGGGCGCTCAGGGCGCAGCCGGGGCGCAAGGTACGCAAGGCCTGACCGGGTCGGGAGCGCAGGGCTCGCAAGGCGCTGCCGGCTCTCAGGGGTCACAAGGCTCGCAAGGCATGCAGGGTCCGCAAGGGTCAGCCGGGGCGCAAGGATCTCAAGGCGCACAGGGTGCTGGATCACAGGGCGCACAGGGATCGCAAGGTGCTCAGGGCGCGGCAGGTGCGGCGGGTGCTGCAGCCTACGGCGAGCTCTACATCAACAACAACGCCACTGCGCTGACGCTGACGGCGGCGGATACCTACTATCAGTGGGTGGCAGGGTGGACGTTGGGTGACGTGAACGGCATGACCGCGTCGGTCGCCAACAGCAACATCACCTGCCTTACCAACGGAACATACAACGTCCTTGTCGCCATCACGATGACGGGGACGGTTGGCTTCACCTATGAAGTTGCTGTCTACAAGAACGGGTCGGAGCAACTCGATCACGACTTCCAGGTACAGATCCCGGCAAGCGGTGTTGCGACTTTCTCCTGCTCGACCGTTGGCGTCATCCCGCTGCTGGTCAACGACATCCTCGATCTTCGGGTCAAGTGTATTGGTGCTACCGGCAAGACGGTCACTATCTCCTATGCCAACTTCGCGTTGAGTGCTGTTGCCGGTGCGCCGGGGTCAACGGGCGCTCAAGGTGCAGCAGGTGCTCAGGGTGCGACAGGAGCGCAGGGAGCGGCAGGTGCACAGGGTGCTGCTGGAGCGCAAGGAGCAACCGGAGCTCAAGGTGCTGCTGGCGGAGCCGGCGCTCAGGGTTCTCAAGGTGCTGCTGGCGCCCAGGGTTCGCAGGGTTCGTCTGGAGTGCAGGGTCCGCAAGGGGTGCAGGGCGCTCAAGGCGTACAGGGTGCAGGCACGCAGGGTCCGCAGGGGGTGCAAGGCGCCGCTGGTGCGACAGGCGCTGCTGCCTATGGCGAACTCTACGTCAACGCCAATGTGACATCGCAGACTCTGACGACGCAGAACACCTACTACCAGTGGACGACCGCTTGGGCGGTTGGCGACTCCAATGGCATGACGCCATCGGCCACCAACAGCAACATCGTCTGCAACACAGCTGGCACCTTCTTGGTGAGCATCAAGGCCTCGGTGCTTGCAACCAGCGATGCTGTCTTTGAATTCGCTGTATTCAAGGGTGGGGCCGAACAGACTGACATAGACTTCCGCTGGACCGGGCGCTCGAATAGTTCGTTCGCGTATAGCATGATCGGCTTGAGCGGCATCATGGTGCTCGCTAATGCCGATACGCTCGATATCCGCGTCAAGTGTACGAGTCAGGCCAGCGCATCGTTCACCATCGAGTCTGCGAGCTTCGCGCTCACTGCCATCAGTGGCGCAGCCGGCGCACAAGGCGCACAGGGTGCCGCTGGAGCACAGGGGTCTGCTGGTGCCCAGGGCGCAGCGGGCGCTCAGGGATCTACGGGGGCGCAGGGATCAGCCGGAGCACAAGGATCGACTGGAGCGCAGGGAGCGGCAGGTGCCCAAGGTGCCGCAGGAGCGCAAGGAGCACAGGGAGCGCAGGGTGCTGCTGGAGCACAGGGATCTTCGGGCGCTCAAGGCTCTACTGGTTCTCAGGGCGCAACAGGTTCTCAAGGTGCCACAGGTTCGCAAGGGTCCGCTGGTGCTCAGGGTTCTGCTGGCGCTCAGGGCTCGACGGGCTCCCAGGGTGCAACAGGCTCTCAGGGGGCTACTGGCTCGCAAGGTCCGCAAGGATCTCAGGGGGCGACGGGCACTGGAGCCCAAGGCGCTCAAGGCGCCCAAGGAACTCAGGGCACTCAAGGAACGCAGGGTTTGACTGGAACCGGAGCCCAAGGTGCTCAGGGAGCACAGGGTGCTCAGGGAGCGCAGGGCGCACAAGGAGCTCAAGGAGATGGCATTGTCGAGGTTGCATTCATCATCGACGGCGGTGGGTCGGCTATCACGACCGGCATCAAGGGCGATCTGTTCATCCCCTTCAATTGCACGATCAACAGAGTGACGCTGCTTGCCGACCAGACCGGATCGATTGTAGTGGACATCTGGAAGAACACTTACAACAACTATCCGCCAACCGTTGCCAATACGATTACCGCATCAGCCAAGCCAACAATTGCTACGGCAATCAAATATACCGACTTGACGCTAACGGGATGGACAACGTCGATCTCTGCCGGAGATTCGATTCGCTACAATGTAGACTCAGCTACTACGGTGACTCGTGTGTTTGTCGGACTGAAGGTAACGAAGACATAGCATGAATGACATTCGCCTGACGATTGCTATCCCAACCTCCGGCATGGTGCGGATACAGTTCATGTCGAGCGTCATCGGGCTGATGTCGAAGGTAGTAGGGTCAGGGGTTCCCAGCCGTTCGGGCGAGGCGGTCAGCATCAGGCTCGATACGATCGTCGGGCCGATCATTCACGCCAACCGCGAAGTCTTGATCCGCAGGGCGATCGAGCGGGAGCAGACGCACGTCATGTTCCTGGACGACGATATGGCTTTCGATCCCAGCGTGCTCAACATCATGCTGGGACGGCGGCGGCAGATCGTGCTCACTAACTATCTGATCAAGACCGACCATCCAGAGTTCACGGCTATCTCTCTCGACCAGAAGCGCATCCAGACCAGAGAAGAGGACACCGGGCTGCAGAGCATCTACTTCTCCGGCTTCGGGGTGTCCCTGTTCGAGGTCGATGTGTTTAAGCAGATCCCGCAGCCGTGGTTCCTGCCGGAGTGGAATGACGAGCAGAAGGCGTACAGTGTGGAGGATCAGGCTTTCTTCGAGCGAGCTCGGAAGGCTGGAATAAAGGTCATGCTCGATCACGATGCGAGCAAGCTCGTGTCCCACTGGGGGAATCGTGAATGGAAGTGTCAACAGGTGTGGCAGGAGGGCTAATGCCCATAACCGTCAACGTGTACTTTCACTCGCTCGAGGAACTCGCGGCAATCAAGAAGTCGCTGACGAGAATCGAGGGCGCTTTAGTAGCAGTGCGAACCAATGAAGGACTACAAATGGCAACGATGGCCGATCTGGTAACGAAAGTAGCAGCAGAACGCACGCAAGAGGACAGCATCATCGTCCTGCTCAAGGGCTTGCAAGCGACGGTAGAAGCCATGCCGGCAACGCAAGCAGCAATCGACAATCTGGCCGGGATGCTGGACAGCAACATCGTCGCCCTGACCAACGCGGTTCCGGCGAATGCGCCGGCTCCGGTCGAGGTTGTGACGCCCGCCGATGTGGTGGCGATCCCCGATGTGCCGCCGGTTGACGTCCCTCCGGCGTAATGCCCGACCGCGAGGATGAGCGTGATTTCTGCATCGACTGCGCTTGTCCTCGCCTGTTTCGTCTGGACGATTGCAGTCCGTCGGCGTGCCCGCGCAGTCCGGGTCTGCTCACCTTCTACATGGCGGAAACGGATGGCCCGGAGCACTTTGTCTGCCGTACCAACTACAAAGGAAACGTGATGAAGGATCTGAGCACGAAGGCCGTGGTCACGGGGCCGCAAGGCTTCTACTACCGCGAGGAACACGAATGGCACAACCTGTCGCCCGAGATGTCGGCGTGGTTTTTGGCCCAGCAGAAGAAGATCACCGACTACATCGCCAAGGCATCCTCCAATGCAGAGGACGATGGTCTGGTTGCCGTGCTGGATGCGAACTTCGACGGCGTGGCGCAGCCGACGATCAACGTGACCGGGATCAGCTACAAGGAACTGAACAGGTTCCAACGCTTCTGGGCGGCGCTCGAAAACGAAGTGCTCGGCAAGGGCGAGGAGCACGGGCGGAAGAAGGATCAGGAGCGGCACCAGCACAAGTGGCGCAAATGATCGGTGAAGATCCAGATCACGATCCAGGGCGACACCATCGCTGGAACGGTGCGCTTCGGACTGATCCTGTTCCTGCTCTGTGATCTGGCGATGCTGCTGGTCGGCGCGGGAGCAATAGGACTGCTGATCCTGAAGGCAATGCAATGACCGACACCGGACTCACGGCGATGCTGACCTTCTGGAACTTTATCTGGTGGCTCGGCATCGGCGTGGGAGCGGCCTACGGGCTGCTGGTGCTGTTCGTGTGGTTCAGTAATCGCAACGGGAGCAACTGATGGCAACTTACGACGAACTTTTGACCGCGAGCGCGAACGATGCATTGCGGCAGCGAGTGTTGGTAGCCGTGGTGGTGACGGCGAACACCATCATTCTTGAGGCTCCCGCAACGGCCAATCATGCGGCGAGACTGGTGTGGGCCAAGTCGACCATCGCCAATCCAGAACCGGCTAGGAATCAAGTACTGTGGTCGGCCATCGCCCAGAATAAGGCGGCGACGTTGGCGCAGATTATTGGCGCCACTGACGCCGCGTTGCAGACGGCGGTTGACGCTGCGGTTGCCGGCTTGGCGGTGTAACCATGACCGCCATCTCAACTGTCATCGGCACGCGAACAGCGTTTACCATCACGCTCAACGCACTCGCTAATGTGACCTACGTCGCCGGGACCGCG